AAGAGAAGAAGAGAACATTTTAAAAAGACCGGCCAAGATTCAGGATCCTTTAAGGATAAAAATTTAGTTCTAAAAGATCAGGATTATTATGATACATTATTGGCCAATCCAAATTTTCAAAAAGAATCTTTAATTTCAGTAAAACAAAGAATACGAAGATTAACTCCAACGGAATGTTTTAGGTTAATGGACTTCAATCCTGTAATGATAGAAAAAACAATTTCTTCCGGAATAATTTCAGATTCACAATTGTATAAGCAAGCCGGAAACAGTATTTGCGTAGGTGTATTGGCTTTACTAATTAAAAAATTACTAAATGATCCAACTTAAATATTGGAAATCTCTAACCAAAGCCCAAAAGCAGGAATTAATGAAAGCCAACAATATCAAAGCCGTAACTTTCGATTTCATTAAGATCTGTTATTTAGAATCATTATTAATTAATCCTTAATGTATTTTATATATGTATATTTTATACATTTGTATATGCAATAATGCAAAACAATTTAAAATTAAATGATTATGGCTTTACAAGATGTGATTGATTCAATCGAAGCGGGAATTAAACAAACCTACACAAAAGAAGATGTTCTTTTTATTCTTAAAGAATCAGGTTTAGAAGAAAAACCGGAAGTAGACAAACCAACGCCTTATTACAAAACTATTTCGTGTGTAGTTCAGATTGGTAAAAAGAAAAACATTGTATTCACGTTCTTAGCGAAAGATTTTGATTCAATTTGTGATAAGGTGCTAATCTTGAAAAATGAGCACAGAGAGGCTAAAATTGATCTTTCTCAACAAAGAGAAATCATTCGACAATTAAACAATCTTTAAAATTAATCAGCCGGTGTAAAATCCGGCTTAAATAACACCATGAGAAAACTAAGCGATATCTATTTAAAACTTCAGGAATGCTTTATTATATTTCATAGTTCCAACTTATGCATCGAGATTCAATATTTAATCAATGCTAAAAAGATTACTAAAGAAGAATTCGATTTGCTTTGTGCCGATTTTGGAACATTCAAGCCTGAAGGAAAGAAAAAAGGCGAATTTTGGTTTGAATCATGGGATGAAAGAAACGAGTTTTTGAAAGAAAGAATTGCTAATTTAAAAAGTGAAGGATTATGATTTATTGTACAGGAAGAAACACATCTTTATCCGGATTTAGTATTAGTAAAGATGTAAATGAAATATTATCTGAGCATATTCCGTATTTAGAAGGAAATACGAAAAAGATAATCAAAGGACTTTGTAAGCAATACCGAATTATTTCAATCAGTCAAGAAGAAGATATTTATTGTGATGATTATCGTGGAAATAGAAGAATTCTTCAGGCTATGCCCGTAGTTATTAAATATAAGAATTGGGAAACTAATGATCCTCGTTTCGAACCTTTTGAATGGAAATTTTCAATATTTGAACTAAATTATAATTTACTATGAAAGCAACAACACTAATAGAAGCTGTTCAGCAAATGACAGGGATTAAAACAGTAACTGAACAATTTGCAAAACAATACGTGTTTGATAATTACATGGAATTTAGAATGTTCACAAGGCATGAAGATAAAATGATCGAAATCGGGAAAGAAAAAATAAACGCTCTTAAATTGAATAGAGAAAGATTTAAAAAAATGTATTCAAAAAACTAAATTATGGAAAATGTAAGTTTGTCACCCACAATCCCTATTTCCGATCAGATTTTAATAATTGAGCATTGGAAGCACAAGCCAAACAATACTATTGCGAATTTGTCTGAAACATTTCATTACAGCCAACACAAAATAAATTATTTGATTAACGAATATTTAAAATCAAAACCATCTAATGGCAAATAAATCAGAAATTCAGGAAAGAATCAATCATTACGAAGAGAAATTGATCGAATACAAATCAGGATTTAAATTTAAACATCGAATCCCTGCAACCGAAAGCCTTTTGGCTTTTTGGAAAGGTCAAATGGCAAAGCAGCAAAGAATCGATAACCGTGTTGCAAATGCTTAATCCTGCAATAACATACCATCGTAAAAACAAAATACTTTATGATTCATCAGGAAACGAGATCCTAAAGTTCAAAGAAATTACAACCGATGCGGAAAACCTAACCGGTGTTTTAGTCGAAAACATGAATAAATATATCGCCTGTTATCCGGACCGAATAGAAATTATAGAAAAACAACAATTAACCTTATTTTAAAAATTATGAAAAAAGCAATCAGCATGTTATGTACTCAGGAACAATTCATTCAATTAAAACCAAAATTGAAAAATTGTCAAATATCGGATATATCAGGAAATTTCAATTCTTTTTGTTATTTAGTTAACAATTTCAGAAATACAAATAACAATATAGCAAACGTTGGTAGAGAAGATTGCCAAAATTCAGGTCGAGAAGTTTTCGAAACATGGAACGAAAATACATTCCTTGCTGCTTGCGGAATTAAAATTGAAAAACCAATCAGAACCAACAAACTAACCGAATTAGAAAAACGTGTTGAGATTTTGGAACATAAAGTTGATTTGAAAAAGATTGTTGATATGCCGTCTAATCCTGAATTAAAGCAACCATTTGCAGGAATTAAAGCGCCAATTTATGAATCGCTATTAAAAGCAATCAAAGAAGGCAAAATTGTAATTCCTAAAACCACAAACATTATCGAGGAATTGAAAAATTACAAACCTATGAGTTTGAATTTAGGCTTAGATTTTGGACATGGATTTATGCAGCCGCATCTTTCAGATTCATTTGATATTTTTCAGCAATACGAAATATTAAAACAAGAAAACAACAAACTAAAACTTCGTATTGAAGAATTAGAAGCCGAAAACAAAGCTATTTTATCAGCTCCAAATGCTAAAACAATGAGCTTTACTGCATCATCTACTTTTGATTTTAAAGATATGCCAATGGTGGGAACTGAAGTTAAAGAGTTGGAAGTCGGTAAATGGTATAAAGGAAATAAAGATTTTAATTCTCTTATTTGTATTGAACGAATTGAGAATAAAATAGATTATGATGAAATACACTGTTATGGTTTTTGGTTTGATGGTTGGAAAAAGGGATATATTGCGAATACATCACATCAGAAAAGTTTGATTGAAGCAACCGAATCAGAAGTTTTTGAAGCTTTGAAAGATGAAGCGGTAAAACGAGGTTACAAACATGGCGTTTACTTAAAATATCCTTGGTACAGGAATGAAGAAGGGATTTTTAAGATAGAAATGAATGAAGGTGATTTTTCACATGTAACAAAACTAACAGATGGTGGATTTCTATTAAAAGGCACGCATGTATTTTTTAAAGGCAAATGGGCTGAAATAATCCCAACAATTACAAAAGTAAAAGCCGAAAAAGAATTAGGTAAAAAAATTGTTTAATCAGTCAAGCGACATAACAACAAAATAGAAATCATGAAATAGCAAATCAAAAACTACGTAATTAAACCATTTTTAAAAATAATTAATCAATGCACTTTTTCTTAGGTTTTAAACTGATAGCTTAATTACAAAACCTCATGCGAAGTATAGTAACATGACTAAACAAAAAACCTCAGCAATAACGTTGAGGTTTTTTTATTTCCAATAATGAACGTTTTATTTCCAAAAACAACCAAAAATTATATAAAACGGTTCTAAATAATCCGTTTTTGAATACTTTTTGTACATTTGCTTTAAATTTTAGTACATTTACAACATGGAAACGAAAAGCATACAAATAGAATTTCTAAATCATAACACCGGACAAATCGAAGGATTGCCAAAAAACCCGCGTGTTATAAAAGATGCCAGGTTTAAAAAGTTGGTTCAGTCCATCAAAGAGGATCCGGAAATGCTAGAGCTTCGCGAATTAATTGTTATTCCTTACAAACGCCAATTCGTAGTAATAGCAGGAAACCAACGTTTAAAAGCTTGCACGGAATTAGGTTACAAAGAAATGATCTGCAAAATATTGCCGGCGCAAACATCAATCGATAAGCTAAAAGCAATTACAATCAAAGACAACATCAGTTTCGGCCAACACGATTGGGAATCACTTAATTTAGAATGGAATGATTTGCAACTTTCGAATTGGGGTTTAGATATCGAAAAGAAAATTGATCCAATCGGAAATAGTTCAATTGCAAAGAACGAAACCAAAAAGACTAAATCGATAATGATTGCTTTTGATATAAATGAATACGATGAAGCCTTTGCATTAATCAAGTATTTTAAAGACCGTGGTTACAATATTGGTAGTTCATTAGTACAATTGCTCAAAAAAGAAAAAGAAACGCTTTAAAACACAATTAAAATGGCTTTCAACAAAAAAAAGATTTATAAACAGGCTTTGGAATTAATTAAGGAAAAGGAAATCCTTGATATTACCGAGCTTACGGCTTTGCTCCCTTGTCATAGATCAACGTTTTACCTGTTTTTTCCTGCTGATTCGGACGAATTAGACAATATAAAGGATTTAATAGATACAAATAAAAGAATCGTTTGTGGAAGCTTAAAACGAAAATGGATTGGATCCGAAAATTCAACACTTCAAATTGCTGCTTATAAATTAATGGGAAGTGATGAAGAAGTTCACAGATTGAGCGGAACACGCCAAGAAACAACACTTAAAGGCGATAAAGATCATCCGATTGAATTCAACGATGAAGTTTCAAGAAACAAACTTATTGCTGAACTTACAAAAGAGTTGGCGGAATCAGGAATTAAAGTAGAGTAATATGTTTAGAGATAAAAAATTACTCGAAAAAAGATCTGATTACGTTATGAAATACATAAACGATAATCAATCTAAAAAAATGGGCGTTATAGTTGAAGAATTATCGAACTCATTGTTTTTGACAGAAAGAACAATTTACGCTATAATTGATCAGGCTAACGGGCCAAAAAGAATAAAAAAGTAAAAAAATATACAAACTAATTTCAGTCTTTGGATGCCGATAAAACGGCTCGGGTAACTCTCAGGGTTGTAAAGGCTCTTTAAATCATTACTCGCTATTGGGATTGTGAGATCGTTTATTCTGATATAGGGTAAACAGTAGGGCAGTAGAAAATGTGATCGGTTCGCGTTACGGTAATTGAAATTTTTATTAGGACTTTCTTAAAAAAATTATCGTTATAAAAAACACATGTGAAGGATATTGAAATTAAGTGTATATTTTATTATTTGTAAGATAAGTATCGAAAATTACGGGGTTTTGTGTAGGAATTCAAACTTAAAATAATATAATGAAGATATGTAAAGAATGTAATTTAGAATATTCAGGTTTTTTAATTAGTCATAGTTCTAAATATTGCAGTGATATATGTAGAAAAACAGTAAGAGGCAGAGTAAATAAAAAAAATGAAGAACGAAGGGCTGATAAAATTAGTTCAGGAGATATCAATTTTATAGCAAAGGATGCGTTTTTAAGATATAAAAGAGAATCCACAAAAAGAGGTTTAGTGTTTAATTTAACTTTAGATTTTTTTATAAAACATGTTAATGCTCCATGTTATTATTGCGGGGATTTAATAATAAAAGTAGGTTTTGATAGATTGGATAACAATGTTGGTTATATCGAATCAAATAGTGTTCCTTGTTGTGCTGTTTGTAATTTTATGAAAAGGAATATGAATTTAGATTTGTTTATAGAAAAATGTATTAAAATATCATATAACCACAAAAAATAACCAATAAAAATATTATGAAAATGGCAGAAATAAAAACAATGATTATTGGGGGGCGTGATTTTGGTAAAACTACAGCTATTGAATTAGCGCTAATAAATCATGATAATCAAATATTTATTGAAAGAGAAATTAAAAATCTTGAAAATGCAGGAATTAAAAACGATAGAGAAGTTTTAGAACAGGCGATGCAGATTTTTTCATTTAATGATTTACAAAACGCTTTATCAGATCTTATTACCGCTTCAAGTTTTACGCGTAATTCATTCGATGAACTAAAAGATATTCAGGTTAGATTTAAAAATAATCAGCCTTTACAAAACGAACCATCAAAATATTTTTCAAAACCAAAGAATAATTTTAAAAGAAGATAGCCATGTTAGAAGTAAAAGAAGGAAAAATATTTGTTGAAGGAGTTGAAACGATTGATCCGGAATTGATCGGTTTTGCTTTCATGGATTTTGCTGAAAACATTTCAAAGAATAATGTTGATTGCGAACTTCAATTAAAAGACAATCATTTCGATAATGATTACGTAGAAATTATATTCATCCCTAAAAATTAATATTATGACAAAAGAACAATTTATTAAGATTACAAATTGGCAAAAAGAAACATTTGGACAATCGACTTCATTAAGTAAATTAGCACATTTAAAACAGGAGTTAAAAGAACTTAAATCTGATGTTAAAAACAATGCTAAAGGAAAAAGACATGAATTTGCAGATTGTTTGTTTTTACTTTTTGGTGCTGCTCATGCTGAAGGAATGACTTATGAAGATATTTGTGATTCTTTGGATGAAAAATTAGAAATAAATAAAAATCGTGTTTGGGGTAAGCCTGACGAAAACGGAGTTGTAAATCATATTAAATAATTAACCATTATGAAAAACCCATTCAAACAATTTGCTGCTTTCATTCAAAAAAAGTTCAGCAAAAAAGTAGATGAAAAACAAGTTACTGAAGATCTGAAACAAGAAATTACTTATAACATTCAGCAATACCAATTGATTCAGGAAAAAAAATCTGATTTGCCACGATCAAAGCGAGATCAGGTTGAAAGAAATATTGCTGAGTATGTTCGATTAGGTCACATAACACTTATGAAAGCATGACAGCATTAGAACGAATTGCCATTGTAATGGATTTTTACCATTCGCGTGGTTGCAACAAAGAATCGGTTAATGAACTTTATCGTAAAATAATTAAACGTGACAATTAACAGTCACGTTTTTTGCATTTAAAATAATATGGAATTAAAAAGGCTGCTTTTACTTAAAAAACTACTGACCGACAAAAAACACTTTGATCTTCGGCAGTCGCTTAATGATCCAAACGCACAACAAAACCCCAACTTTAAGATACTCCAAAAATCTATTAATGAACAGGCTTACAATGATAAAGGTGAATTAGTTGCGGGTTTTCGTGCTGCTGAATTACCTGGTTCATCACGTTCAGGAAAAACATGGTCCGGAGTTGATATAATCATTTGGCTTTGTTTGTTTAAAGAAACGCATTGTACAATCAATATTTACAGAGAAACTTACAATGAATTCAAAACAACGCTTTACGATGATTTTAAAAGGCGTTTGGATGATTTCGGTTTAGATAATCCGTTTCATAATGCAAAAGAAGTAAAAAGCTTTAAGATTGGTAAAAATGTTATTTCGTTTCTTGGTGATGGTAAACACGGGGGAGGTTGTGATTATGCATTCTTCAATGAGGTTATGTTTATCGGTAATGCTTTATTTGATCAGGTTGAAATGCGTTGCAGAAAATTTTGGTGGGCAGATTATAACCCATCATTCACAGAACATTGGTTTTTCAAAGTTGCAGACAGGCCCGATGTAGTGACATTAAAAACTACTTATAAAGACAATCCGTTTATTTCTCCCGGTGAAAAGAATAAAATATTAGGGTATGAACCGTGGAAACCCGGAAGCTATATTGTTAAAGGCGATGATGTTTTTTGTTATAATAAAAAAACTGATAAAGTTGAGGTTATAAGCGAAAAGAATCAGCCGGCACCGCATCCGACAAACATTAAAAACGGAACCGCTGATGAATACATGTGGAAAGTTTACGGCCTTGGTTTGCGTGGAGCAATGAAAGGTCAAATATTTAAAAACGTTGAGTACATCGATGAATTCCCGGATATCGCTTTTTCTTATGGTTTGGACTTTGGTTTTACCGCCGATCCTTGTACGCTTACAAAATGCGCTGAAGATGATCATAATATTTGGATTGAATTACTTTCTTATCATCCAATGGAAACATCGGAAACCGTTAGTGAATATATGGAATCGATCGGAATTGATAAAGATCTTCCAATAAGTGCCGATAGCTCAGATAAATATACTTCTGAGAATAACGGAACTGTTGAAATGGTCCGTGACCTTAGAAAAAAAGGTTGGAAAATATCAAAAGTCAGCAAAACAAAATCTGTTATGTTTCATTTGCTTGCCATGCGTGAAAAGAAAATTCACATTGTAAACAATCATTTGATTAAATTTGCAAAGACAGAGCAGCAAAATTATAAGTTGCGAGAGATCAACGGAATATTTATAAATCAGCCTGTTGATAAATTTAATCACATGTGGGATTCATCAAGATACAGACATATGAGCTTTAAAAGTGTTTTAGTTGAAGAACAAATGAATCAATCAGCGCGACAAGCCGGGGTAAATTATTAATTAATATAATAAATAGTTATGGAAAACGAATTGACAGTTAGCGAAATCATATCAGCTGATTTAACTAAAGCAATTACAACGCTTACTTCTCAATCAAAAGATAAAAAGATCATTGAGAATTACGTTAAAGAATATACTAACTTAGATCGTACTATTCGTGATACTCAGGTTGGAAATGTTCAAAAAGATAAAACAATTGGCACCGGCAACAATCAAAGACTTGTTAAGTCAATTCGATCACCTGTTAACTATCAAAAAAAGATTGTTACCACATCATGCGCTTTTGAAGTAGGCGAACCTGTTACGCTTTCAACAGATACAATAAACGATTTGTTTAATGAATTATTACGTTTGTGGAAATCAAACCGTATTGATGATAAGTTGCAAAAAGCAAAAACTACACAAAAAAGCCAAACCGAATGCGCTATTCATTTCTTTATTGCTCCAAAAGCAACAGGAACAAAAGCAACTCAGCCGACAGGAACCAACGAAAAGATTGATATTAAATCAAATGTTTGGACATGGAAAAACGGTTTAATGTCACCTTATTTCGATTCTACCAATGACATGAAAGCTTTTACATGGCAATTCGTAACAAAAAATGCTGAAGGAAAAGACATAAATAATACCTGGATTTTTGATGATACCAATGTTTACAAAATTAGTAATGCATCCGGAACTCTAGCTTTGGATTTAACGGAAGTACACGGGTTCGATCGAATTCCAATTGTTTACATGGAGCAGGAATTCCCTGAATGGTATGATGTTGAAGGATTAATAGACCGTTACGAAGTTGCTTTATCTAAATTGGGAGTGTCAAACGATTATTCCGGGCATCCAATACTTTTGACGTATGGAGATTTGAAAGTCCTACCTGAAATGAATGATGATGGCAAAACAATCAACTTTCCTATTAAGTTCAAAGATGATGATGTAAACAAGCCTTATAACGGTGATGCAAAATTCTTAACAAATGATAATGCGCCTGAAGCCGTTAAACTTGAAATGGATACTATTAGAGAGCTTTTATTTTCCATCACTCAAACGCCGGACATATCATTTGAGAAAATGAAAAGTATCGGCGCTATTTCAGGTACTGCTTTAAAGCTTATGTTTTTGGATCCAATGATTAAGGCAAAAATGAATGAGGGACAAAACAGAACCATTGTAGAGCGTATTATTAATATTTTAATATCAGGTATCACAGGCGCGGTAAATGTTACTTCTAAGGCACAAACTAATGAATTAGTTGTAGATGTTAAGTTTAATTCAATTCTTCCATCTGATACTCTAGAAAATAGTACCATCGCATCAAATGGATTTAGTTCACAAAGTATTTCACGTTTAGAGCGCGTTAAGTTGTTGGATTTGGTTACTGATGTTGAAGCTGAGGTTAGAAGATTAACAGAAGAATTCCCGGAAGCCACAACTGAGATTCCGCCTACTGATCCACCTGCAACCGTTTAAATACAATACATTTTATAAAAAGCCTCGATATGTTTCGGGGCTTCGTTATTTATAATCATTATAAATTGATATGAACGAATAAAATATTTGTATAAAATATACATTTGTATTCTAAAAGCGTTGTATATTTGTATCAGAATAAAAGCAGTAAACGTTCTTTGAGTATTTCAGATCACTATAATTAAAAAGTTTGGTTAACGTCATATAAGGAAAATATGATAACGGTTCGAATCCGTTTTCTTAATTAATATGTTTGGAATATAAAAATAATGTAAATTGGGTTATGCGCAGTAGGTCGACGCATCCGGTAGCCAAAACCGTGAAAGAGCAAAGGTTCGAATCCTTTAACCCAATCAACCGAAAATTAGTAATTAATTTATTTGATTATTATTTTATTGGTGGTGGGAAAATGGTTGTGAAGTATAGTAGCAACCATTTTTTAATATTAATTTTAAACTTAAAAATATAATGGAAACAATTATTCAAATCTCAATTATCATAGCAATAAACGCTATTTGGTTTTACTTTTACAAAAAAGCTATCCAAAGCAAAATTAACATTACTAAAGAATATGTTGAAAGTCTTAAATCTCATAATGAGTATTTAAAAAAAGCCAAAAAAGATGGTGAAGAATTAACCAAAAGTTTAGAAGAAACCGTTAGATTAGTGATTCAACAATTAAAATAAAACATTATGTCACAACAAAAACCTTATACCGAAGCGTATGTTTATTTGTCAAGTAGAACCAATAGTCAAATGTTTACGACTTGTTGCGATTCTGCAATATGTTCAGATCAAAAGCAATGCCCTAGTTGTAAAAAATATGTATATGGGCATGATGCCGAAAGCAATCATCAAAGAGGCGTTTGGTGTTGGAAATATGCATTTAAAAAATAATCAATAAAAAATAAATTATGAAAACTAAAAAATCATTATTCGAAAGATTCTACGACTACATTTCAAACGCCTTATTTGGAGGTAAAAAAACGATCTTCATTGCGTTGTTGTTCGCTTCATTCCTATCTTCCTACGCTCAGGATAGAAAAGTTTCGGTTATGGCCGGATATAAAGCTTTTGAATTATCGGCCACTTATACTGATGAAGAAACCGAATTAATATTTGGTGGATCCGCTTCAATTGTTGATTCGGGTATATCTGAGAAACGCGCCAATACAAATGATAAAGGAAAAATTCACAGATTCAAAGGTGATGTTGTTCCCGCTGCTTTTGCTTTAATAGGCGCTAAATTCGACGAATTAAACATCATTGGTAAGTTTGGCGGTGCTTATGTAAATCAAACTATTAACGGCAAAGATGAAAGCCAAAACATTTATATTGCTTTTGGGGTTGCAATTGATTATGAGGTTTCAGATCAGGTTGGAATACGTGCTTCTTATGATTCTGTAAATGCAGTTATGGCAGGTTTAACTTTTAAATTTTAACCAAGTAAATTATTAGGAATGGAAGATTTAGAACAATTAAAATTAGAAGTAAAACAAAGTATTATTGATCAAGTCGGAGAAACAGAATATTATAAAATGATTTCGGATAGTTTAAAGCAATTAGTTGAAATTAAAGAAACTGTTGACGAAATATTTCAAAACGAAGATGTTGAACAAAACAAAATTGATTTCAAAAAAGCCGTTATTCAAGAGTTAGTACTTGAAAAATATACAGACGAAGATGATGTTATTTTCTATGTTGGGTATTACGAATCTGTTTTAGATGTCTTCGAATTCTAACAAGTAATAAAACCTAAATACGAATTACAAATAAACTAAAACAATGAAAAAATTAATATCAGCAAAGGAATATATTATCCTTGTTTGGGAAATGGCAGGATTGACCTACATTCAAAAATTACATTTGTTAGTTTCATACGCTAATTTTTTAAGTCAAAAATTAGAACTATGGATGTTTTTTCCTTGCAAACTTGTTAATGGTGTTTGGGTTGTTTTGGAATGCCCTCATAATTATGGATTATTGCACACTTATCCAACAGGTCATAGACTAATGGATGAAAGTTTTAAGGATGCTTTAGAATACCAAGAAGCAAAAGACAAATGTATTTTTAACGGTTTTTCATTAGAGAACAAAGGAGAATTTACTGTTTGGATTCAAAAAGATAATCATTCAATTTGTTTTACTGATCGAGGAAAAATAAATATAAATAGCCAAAACGAAATAAATGTAGAAGATGTTATTAAGTACGAATTTATCTTAACCCAAACCGCACAAAAACAATTATCATGAACCCACCTCCACCGCCACCATTTAACTGCGTACAATTTTCGCCTTGTTGGTGTTCAGTAGCAGGAAGAGAAAACAACCCGAATTGCAAAACAGGATTATCTATTCAAAGTGATTTGTTTGCGTTTTTGTTAGTTGTTTTTATTGTAGTTTACATGCTATGGGTTTTCAAAATTATTAAATCATTTCCAGTTATTTTTAAAATAAATAGTAATTGGGAGTCTAAAAAAAATTATCATGAAAGCAAGAAACAAATACTTCGAAAGATTCATCATCACATTATTTTTTATTGGATTTTCGGCATGGATAGCGTTTTGCATTTACGTAATAAAAAATGCATCATGAATATCGGTGATAAATGTTTGATCGTCGAATCAACAACAGCAATATTATTAATTTTAATTTATTTTATATCATGACAATAGCAATCATTACACCATCAGAACGTGATTATAGAATGCATGTTCTACAGCAAACACAAACGGACAGCGAAACAAAATTTGTTCAGGTTAAAGATCTAAATTCCGCGTATGGAATAACTGTAAACAATTACGTTTCAATCACAAATTCAGTAAGAATGCATAATTATAATTCGGTTGTTGAAGCCGTTCAAAGAAGAATTAGATAATGGATAACACGGTATTAATATTAGAAAATCAGATTGCTATAATGTGGGCTTTAATAGTAGATATGCCTGATTTGGAGATAAAAGAAGATCTGCAAAGACAAATTCAATTCACGAGATCACGTTTAAACGGATTACAATAAAATATTATGGCAACAGAACTAAAAGACGTTTCAATTCAAAAAATAGTAGATCTTATTGGTAATTACATCGTAAAAGATAACATTCCAAATTCAAAGTCAGTAAGTAAATCATTTGGCGAAGTGGAGATAAAAGGCACTCGATATCAAATTCAAATATCGTTAGTTCCTGGCGAAGAAAATTTCAATCCCGAAAACGGTGTAGTAACTACTAAAATTAAAAGGTCATGGAAGCAAAAGATAAAAAATTTATTCGCTATGTTCCGCCAATAACATGGAAAGAATCAATAATAAATGTTTTGAAGATGTATCGAGGTAATTACATTTTAAAAGTCAGATATCTAATCGACGAAACAATTTCCTTGTATGATGCAGAAACTCAGAAAGCATTGTTATTTGGTCCGTGGTATTTAGAAACAACTGAACATGCATTGACAAAGCTACAAATAGCTATAAACGATGTTAAAATAGAAATTCATTTATCAATCATAAAATTATTAACACGTGAAAAAACTAATTCCAAAAGTATCAAAAGAAAAAAGGAATAGCAATTCCAAAAACAAAGAGTACAAAACCAAAGTAGAAATTAAAAAAGAATAAACATGGTAGCAGTTAATTGTGGAACAAATTTTGGATCAGGAATGAAAGAATGTCAATCTGATCAAGCGAAACCCGAAAAGAAAAATACTTATACAGAATTTATTCCGAATCCGGAAAACGATAATTTTCGTAAAAAGTATTTAGGAGTTAAAAAGAAAAACTATAAAAAATAAAAAGCAATGGCAGATATTAAAATTACAGGAACAGTAAAAGAAATCGAAGGATTAAAGCAATCAACGAACGGTTTCAAAACGCAGGAAATAGCGGTTGATGAAGGAGGCCAATTCGGAACCGTGATTCCAATAAAGTTTTGCGGTGATAAAGGCGTTGCAATTGTAGCTTCTTTGAAAGTAGGTCAGAAAGTAAGTGTTCAATGCAATTTAAGAGGAACAATTTATAGCGAAAGAAGATTTTTAAATTTGGAAGGTTGGCGAATTGATTAAAATGTTTATATTTGTTATTCGGGATTGGCGGAATAGTGGTAGTAAGGTGGATTTATCCCACAACTAAAACATGTGGCAGACGCTAAAAAATAGAAGTAAGTGAATAAGTTTTTTTGAGTTACAGAAGCCTGAGTAATAGTCTTATCAATTAAACGAAATCTAACCGAGGATTACAGCCTTATTAATTTAAGTCTCAGGTATCCGTTGAAAAAATCGGTTTCACGTGAAGGTTCGAATCCTTCATCCCGAACAACTATAGCGAAAGGCGAATTTAGAGAGGAATCAGTAATTAAAAATTGTTTTCATGTAAAACCACTCAATTATGAGTGGTTTTTTTATGCTTTATAATGAAATTTAAATAGAATCGTTCTAAATAAGAAAATAAATTATACATTTGTCATTATAAATAACAACAATCTAAAAAATTATTTTTATGGCAGTTACAACAGAACAGATTAAGGCACGACTTAAGGTAAAATTTCCTAAGGCGAACTTATCACAAAAAAGGATAGATGCTTTGGCAGCTAAACTTGCACCAAAGCCAAAAGATGGGGCTACTGATGAAGAGATTGATTCAGTTTTAGAAAACGCAAATGACTTTATGTCTTTTGAGGACATCGCAAAAGAAGATGATCGCATGAGAACATTAGAGGCAAACCAAAAACCTAAAACAGAACCTGCTCCAACTGACCCACTAACACCAAAACCAACTGAACCTGTAATTACACCACCTGCCGGTGATGTGCCTGAATGGGCTAAAGCACTTATTAAGCAAAACGAAACCGTTGTTGCTGAAATTACCGCTTTAAAAACAGGAAATGTTTTGGCAACAAAAAAGGCAACGGCTGCGGAATTGTTTGGAAAATCTGAAGTGTTGAAAGCCTTAAAAGAAGAGGTTCGCCCAAATTGGATAAACAGAATAAATGTAGATTCTGAAACTTCTATTGAAGATCAGATAGCCGCATTAGAATCTGAGTACACAATTATAGCGCAATCAAACGCTAATTCAACACCGTATTCCGGACCAACTCCAACAGGAGCTAATCCAGGAACTAAAGTTGATGAAGCATTAGTTAATTCGGTTGTTGATTCGTTCTAAATATTAATTTAAAAAACAACTAAAAAGATGCCAACAGCAAATTTAAACAACGAGGGCGTTCAGGTTGATACTACTTGGGATTCAATTATCATCAAAAAACTTTTGGTTGATATTCCCGGCGGTAAAACGTTAGACGTTACAGGAATCACAGAGGAGGTTTTAAAAGCCGGTCGCGTGATCATCGAGCAAACATCTAACGGAGTATTGAAACCTTTAGCTATTTCAGCGGGTGAATACGTAACACTTCCTGCAGGACATACCTACAAGGGTATTTTGTACGCTACAATTTTGACCAAAAGACCATTCGCACCGGTTCTTTTATCAGGTGATGTTAACAATGTAGCAATTGTTAATTATGGTTTACCGGCGGTTCCCGCTGCTGCCATTACGGCACTTGAAAATCACATTTTATTCACAAAGGATTAATCCTAAAAATCATTTAAAAAATGGAACAATCATTATTCCCGCAATGGGTAGACAAATTCTTTAAAGCGATTGCGCTTAAAGTAATTGAAAAGTTAAATGGTACGACTAATCCTTTAACATACATGCATAAAACAATGCTTAGAAAAACCTTTTCAACATCGTTGCAATGGGGTTCAATTTCTAGCAATGGTACAGTTGTAAGAGCAGATGTAGTTGCTTTGGATTCTAGCCTTCCTTTAAAAAGAAGAGATTCAATTAGTAAAGCTACAGGTGACATTCCTAAATTAGGTATGAAAATGTATCTTAACGAACATACCATGAATGATCTTAAGATTTTAGTAGCTACGGCCGGCCAAGAATCTGAAATTTTACGTAAACTATTTGGTGATGTGAACAAATGCGTTGCCGGTATTTATGAAACCTTAGAATTTATGTTCTTACAGGCTTTATCTTCAGGTGTAACTTTGATTACAGGTGATGATTCTACAGGTGTAGGAATAAGAATTGATTTTGGTATTCCTGCGGCAAATAGATACGGTGTTACTTTGCCTTGGACAGATGCCAACGCTACGCCAATCGATGATATCAATTGGGTAAAATCTCAGGCACGTGCAAAAGGCGCAACACTTTCTTATATCTTCATGGATCTAAGCACATGGAACTTATTTAAAGCTAATACTCAGGTTAAGCAAGAATTTGCTTTTTCACTTGGATTTACAGGCTCTCAAATTCCAAATGTTCCATCGGTTGAACGTGCAAATGAGTTCTTGAAAGCAAATTATGGCGTAACTATTACAATTGTCGATAGACAAATGTTAGTAGAGAAAAACGGTGTACGTAGTGTTACAAATCCTTGGACTGCTAATATTGTTACTTTCTTAACTGATTTGAATGTTGGTACTTTGACTTATGGTTCATTGGCCGAAGAAACATTCCCTGTTAAGCAAGTTACTTATACCAAAGTGGATGATTTAATTTTGATTTCTAAATATGGTAAAAACGATCCTGTAAGAGAATTTACTTCTTCTCAGGCTTTAGCGTTACCTGTTTTAGATAATGTTGATTCAATCTATTTAATGGACGTTTCTGATGCCGATGTTAGCGCACAAACAGAAGGTGATGCAAATTACAGCTATGAAGGTACTAACTACACTAAAGTTTCAGTTATTGCAGGTTTAAATGCTGCTGATTCAACTAATAAATTAACTACTTCTTCAACAGATGCATCAATCAAAAAAGCAATAAACAAGCTTAACGAGGAACAAATTTTGATCTTTGAAGCTCAATTAGCAGCATCAGCATAATATGTATAGTCCTGAAAGCATACAGTCGTTAGTAGATAGAATTGGATTCGCTGAACCAATGGATTCTAATTTTGCAATCGCACTTTCTCCGGAAGTGGTTTTGTCGAATTCAGGCCGTTACGTGAATTCATTTCATCAGATTGCGATAGTTGAAAATATTTATTCGGCAATTCCACAAATAAACATGTTGGAATTGCCGTTTAATACTTACTTACAAAGTATGAAAACTCAGGCTGTTTTAGAATCGCTAAATGAAATCATCAATAAAGATTCGCGTTCACTTATCGATACAGATTATTCAAATATCATAATTACCAATCCTTTTATTTTTGATGATGTTATTGGTTATACAATCGCAATAAAATGTATTGAATTATTTATTTCCACATCAAGAAAAAACTTATTCGAGCGTAACGCAAAAGAAGCGTACGAGAAGTTAAAAATGGAATTGGAAGGTGTTAGGAGTGATTCGGGTGCAATTGTAGCACAAGGAATAAAAAGAGAACGTTATTATGCTATTCGAAAAGCTAAAGAAGTAATATTTCCCTTTGAAATTCCTGTTGATGGAACAAAATCATGGTAATATGAATTATACTATAACAAATCCTAAAGGATTAGACGAACAGGTTCAATACACGCAAAAACTTTTGTTCGACAATCTAAAAGCTAAATGGAAAACATCAGGGATTAATCCTGATACTACATTAGATGTTTTTGGAAGAATCAGAAGAAATCCTGTGAGTGATGATTTTTACCCTGAAGCGTATATTGGTGATGGTGAGTACCGAGATTTGTATTTGAATGATTCTGTAAACGCTACGATTTGTTTTATTGAAGAAGATCGAGATCATACGACTGATGATTTCAATGAATTCTATTTTGCTGAGGGAAAATTTGTAGTGATGATGAATCTTAAGAATTGTTATCCAACTATTTTGCATCGTGCGGATTCTGAAGCCCAATTAGATGTTATTGCTCAGATCAAGAAAAACAAAATGTTTGCTATTGATGGTATTCAAAAAGGATTAGAAAATATATTCAAAGGCTTTAAAACTGATAACATTAAAACCGATGATATGCAGCCATTTCATTGTTTTGCAATTACCGGAACAATGAAATACAAAATTAATTTAAATTGTTAATTAAATAAAAATAGAACTTATGGCAATATTTGTAAAATGCAAAGGCAAAGATCAAAATAAGCGAAATACAGGTGCTAAAGAGCAATGTATTGAAGGAGTTATGATTCGTACGGCGGTCGCTATTCCTGGATTCCAATTTGATAGCCGCGATGATGCGGAAGATTTGGATAAATGGAATGCAGCAGTTGCCGCAAAACAGATTTTCCCGCTTTACGAAGCTGAGGAAGTTACAACCGCTAACACGGAACCGACATATTTTGAAGGTCGTAGACAACAATACCTTACTTCAAATGGTAAAAAGATCACAACATTCACCAGTATTTTAGGTTTATGTTCTCATTTTGCTTTAACATCATTCGGTGATACTCCTTTACAATTGTTTGAATTCACAGAGGATGGAGCAATCAAAGGTGTAAATACTACTGATGGAGGCGTAAAAGGTCAATCAGTAAAACTAAATGTAGGACCAAGATTAGACGCAACAGCCGACAGACCGCCATCCACATTGGTAACAATCAATTATTTGGATTCAAGTGAATTCGAGCAAAACGGTTGGATAGGCAGACCTGAATGGAGAGATTCAGAATTGTTTGGTATTTTTGACGTTACACTTACACAGGTTTCAGCAAGTTCAACTGTTATTAAATTAACAGCGGGCGTTGGTTGTTCGGGTGGTGATGAATTAGTTGAAACTTTTGTATTAGCTAATTTTGTAGTTAGAAATCTTACGGGCGTTATTCAAACAGTAACTTTTACTGCTCCGGATGCTGAAGGTGTTTATACATTGACAGGTACAGGTTTCGCAGATGGTTATACTGTTGAATTGGTAGGTGTTGTAACTGTTGGCGGGCTTTCTTATGAAACTCCTGAAACATTAATTCTAGAAGTTACACCATAATGCCAAAGTATAAAGGTATAGAATTCCCGAATGGATTTAAAACTTCATTCGGGCAATTCAAAAAAGACTTTTCTGATAGTCATGTTTTTAAAGATACCCCCGCCGAAAATCTAGAATCGGAACTAGAAAAAGCTTATGAAATTTTAACCAATCAAAATGGCAAACTTCAATCAACAACTAAAGAAAGCAAGAAGTCTGACACCTACGCGGTTAAGTAATGACTTGTTTAAATTTATCAGGCAGATTGAAAAAGAAATTGTAAAGCTGAATGTTGACCAAATAAACATTGATAGCAAAGATATTTATAATAAAAACATCGGTTTTTACTCCTATATGACTGAAGTTATTACTAACGGAAGAAAAAAAAGAGGTGAACCGTTCGATGGTAAGGAATCCGGTAAATGGTTAGGCAGCTTTTACGTTGATATTCAAGGTAAAGCTTTCAGATTATTTGCTACAGATCCGAAAACACATCTTATTTTAGATAGTGAACATTGGCTTTCAGATGATTTATTTGGACTTACTGACAAAAATCTTAAGGAGTTAATCGCTAGTCGCTTAGCTCCTTTTTTTATTGAAAACCTCAGAAATAACTTAGATATATGATTTACAACAGCCTTGATACGATACCCCATAAAACGTTTTTAAAAATTGCCGCAACAGGTGATTTTTCGTTATTAAGTGATACTGAAGAAAGTTTGAATCTTTTAGAAATAATTTGGGAAAAACTATTCCAGGAACATTTAGAACTTGATAGCACACCGGAATCAAAAAGAGAATTCAGAATTACTTTAGATGTTGAATCTTTAGAAATGGAACATAAATTTATTGTTGGCGCATGTGATTGTTTGGAATTTGATATTGATGATGAATTAATTGAAATTTTGAAATCAAAAAGATACGTTATTAGGACTGATAATACCGAAAACTACTATCAGGACATAGAACAGGTAAAACGTTTCGCAAAAGGGCTAAATATCAAGATAAAAACGCTAAAGAATCAATTACCAAAAGAAGATTCAGAAGAAAACCAACCATTACAGCATGAAAAATTAACAATTGATGATATAATGTGTGGTTATGCTGATATTATGGGATTTGATTTTGATTACAATACGGTTTCTTATATGAAGTTTAGAGCAATTAAACGCCAGGTAAATAAAAAGATGAAACAAATATCAGAACAAAACGCGAAAGCTAAAAAATAAATACTATGGCAAACGATGGTGTTATTACGCAAAAAGATATTATAGAGGATAAAGCCCTTACTATCGGTAAACAATACGCTGATAATATGGTTCAGGCGATTGAAGCAAACAAGCAATTTGTTGAATCATTGAAAGCTATTAATAAATTGGCTCAGGAATTCAAAGGAATCAAAGATCAATCCGGATATATTACGGCTAAGCAACAACAAGCTTTAGAAACTCAAAAAATGATTGATGCAATTAAGCGGCAAGAAGCTGCCGAAATTTCCATGAATAAAATTGAGCAGGAAAGAATTAAAACATCTAAAGCCGATGCTGATGCTCAAAATAAATTATCCGTTCAAAAGCAACGAGGCACTAAGCTAACACTTGAAGAAAGAATTCAATTAGAAATTGCAAATAAAGCTGCTAAACAGGCCACTTTAGAAAGATTAGGATTAGTAGGCGCTTATACCAAATTAAACGCAGCAAGGACAGCTGCTAAAAAAACACTTTTAGATTTATTGGCAGCAGAAAATAAAGACATTGCCGCCATTAAAGAAGCAACTAAAGCTTTTGATGCTTTGGATAAACGTGTTCGTGCTGCCGATCAGGCTGTTGGTGATTTTCATAAATCAGTTGGTAATTATCCAAATTTAAAAGGCTTTGCAAAAGGCTTAAAAGATTTGGCAGGTGCTTTTGGTTTGGTTGGCGGGATTACTGCATTTGCTGCAATATTAGGTGATGCGTATAAAACAATAAAAGCCTTTGAACAATCATTAGCTGATTTAAGTTCTATCACAGGCGCAACAGGTAAAGATTTATCATTCCTTAAAAACTCGGCTATTGATTTAGGTCAGACAGTTGCGGGAGGTGCTCAGGCCGTTGTTGAAGCTTATAAATTAATTGCCGGTGCTAAACCTGAATTACTTGATAATGTAAAAGCGTTAAATGCTGTAACAGAAGCTGCAATTACTTTATCTCAGGCTGCGGGTTTAGAGCTTCCTGAAGCCGCTACGGCTTTAACGGATGCCATGAATCAATTTGGCGCTGCAGCCGATGAATCACAAGCTTTTATTGATGCTTTAGCTAACGGGGCAAAATTTGGATCTGCTGAAATACCTCAATTAACCGAATCTTTACTAAAATTTGGGGCCGTTGCTCGTAGTTCTAATGTTAGCATACAAGAAAGTGTTGCATTAGTTGAATTATTGGCCGAGAATGGATTAAAAGGAGCGGAAGCAGGTACAGCATTAAGAAATGTTTTATTGAAGATTTCAGCACCTAATGCATTGCCAAAATTAGCACGTGCTGAATTTGAAAGATTGGGTATTTCATTGAAAACTTTAGGTGATCAATCTATCCCAATTCAACAAAAATTAGAATTACTAAAACCGCTATTAAAAGATAATGCCTCTATAGTGAAGGTTTTTGGGCTTGAAAATGCTACAGCTGCCATTAATGTACTTTCTCATACTGATAGATTGAAAGAATTGACAGGGCAGATGAGGGAAGTTGGCACAGCAGAAGAACAGGCGGCTATTAGAATGGACACATTAAATGGCAAGACAGAATTATTAAAATCAACATATGATTCATTCATATTATCTGTAGGCAGTGGTTCGGGGGTAGTATCAGATTTTTTTAAGTTCTTTATTGATGGTGCTAATGGGTCTTTAAAATCATTAATTAGATTAAATACTTCTTGGGATGATTTATTTGGAAAAGCAGCGCAAGAAGGATCATCACAAGGAGTTAAAACTTTTCAACAGCAATTTAATGAGTTAATACGTCCTGAAATAAGTGAAAAAGAACGTAAAAACATTAGAAATCGTATAAAAGAAATTAATGATGCAATTCAATCGGGCTACAATGATCCCGCTTTACTAAAGGAAAAAAATTCTCTTTTAGACAGATTAGGAACAGGTGATGAAACAAAAATTGCTATATCTATAGGCAGGGCGGCCATGATTCAAAGAAAAACACTAAAAGAAGAATTAAAAAAAACAGAAAATGAGTTAAAAGATTTTAATCCTTATGCTATTAATCTTTCGGGAAGAAGTGGTAAAGATATAAAATTAGAAAAAGAAAGATTGATTAAAGCTATAGCGGAACAAGAGCAAATTTTAATTGAATCTCAAAAAAAAATAAGAGGTATTGGTAAAAAATCAGAAGTTTCTAAGAAAGAAGAAGAACCGCCTATAGGTTTATCCGACAAAGAACTAAAAGATGCTTTAAAACGCCAAAAAGAATTAAACGATGCTTTGTTTGAATTGGAACGCCAAAGACTAGAAAGAATTGCACAATTAAACGGCGAAATTGTTTCTGATGATAAATTAAAAGATGATATCCGAATAGGTGCAGCGAAAAATGTAAACAAAGCCGAACTAGATTTGATCGATCTTGTTAAACAGCACAAATTAGATGCTGATAAATTTGTTTTGGATGAAGATAAAATGAACGCCAATCAAAAGTTATTCATTGAGCGTGAAGCCGCTAACAAAATTGTTGATGTAAACAAAAAAATGCAAAAAGACATTGATCAAATTCGTTTGTTCGATGAAGCATCATATACTAAATCAATGGAAAAGCGTATTTCTCGTATCAATGAAAATATGAATAAAGAGTTGGAACTTGAAAATATTCGTTTCAAGGAATTAGGTGATTTAGAATCATTGAAATTTAGTGAACGTGAAAAGCTTACGCAAGATCATGAAAACAGAATTTTTGAGATTAAAAAGAAAGCTGCATTAGCTTCTTTGCGTGCTCAGGCTGATACTTTACAAAATGAATTAGATGCTTCAGATGCTTTGCCTGATAAAGAACGCTTGACTGCTGAAAAACGTCAGGAAATAGCCGAGAAATTAAGTAAAGCTAAATCAGATATTGCAGAAAAAGAGTTAGAAAAAAATGATAAGAAGAATAAAAAAATAATTGATGAAGAATTAAAACTTGCTTCAGAAATTTTACAAATATCACAAGATTTAACAAGTGCTTTGAACGATTTGGCAAGTGCTATATTTGAAAAGAAAATTCAAAATATTGATTATGAAATTGATAAAAACAATGAATTCTATGAAAAACAAATTGAATTAGCCGGTGAGGATGAAAAACAAAAAGAACTGCTCGAAAAAGAAAGAGATAAAAAAAATGAAGCTTTAGAGAAAAAGAAAAGGAAAGAGCAGGAAAAACAGGCAAAGTTTAATAAAGCGATTACTATTGCTCAGATAGGAATTGAAACCGCATTAGCTGTTATACATCAATTAGGAACAGGAGATCCTTACACAGCTTTCGCTAGGGCATTGGCTGCGGGCGTAATTGGCGCGATACAACTAGCTGCTGCAATTGCTACGCCAATTCCTAAATACAAAACAGGTCGTAAAGGTGGTAAAAAAGAAAAAGCGATTATTAATGATGGCGTTACGGGGTCAGGAAATTATGTTCCGGAAGTTGTAGAATCAAAAGATGGAACCGCTAAAATTTACGAAGGTAAAAATCGTTTAGTTCAATTAATGGAAGGCGATACGGTTCACAAATCTGTTGAAGATTACACCGACAAAGAGCGTAAAAAACTATTGAATGGAGTTCAGGAGGAAGGAAAAAAACTAAATGAATTTCAGCGATTAGTTATTGTAAAAGATAAAAGAGATCCGGAATTGATAAATAAAATTGATAAATTGATAGAAGTAACCCGCAGAAACAAACCTTCAAAATCAGAGCAAAAAAACGTAGATTTGTCTCATGCTTTTTGGAAACTTAAAAACCAATTGTAAAAATGGGAAATGTAAATCAAGGATATTTTGATCGGATAAGGTATATACTTAGAAATATTCATTTCGATGATGAAGTTATCACAGAACCTGAAGGATGGAAAAGCGATGAAGTCGAATTAGAAAGAAGTAAAACGTACCACGGTATTTTTCAGCAATTTTCCAATTCATTAAAATTTGTTGATGATGGCGCTTCTTATATAAATACCGTTCGCCAATTATACGGAATCAATGAAAGGATAAAATTAATTCGTGAAGAACGAAATCCTAAAACTGATGTGTGGGAACAAACATATTTTGGTTTTTTGGATTTGTCTACATGGGAAAGCCAAGATGGTAAGATTTCGGTAAAATTCAATTCGGGAGGAATGGAACAAGCAATTAAAGCGCGTGATTCCGATAAAGTAGAAATAGATAGGATAACCACATTTGATGGTTATCCTATTGATGCTTTGCAACCCATTACTATTGAAGTTGATGGACGTGAAATATTTTTGAAATCTGAATATAAAGTAAAGCCTGAAGAAAACCGCGTTGAATTAAGCAACAGTACCAATGGAAATACTAGAGGTTCGACAGTTGGGGTTCCTTTAAATTTATTTAGTCAATCTCATGAAAATGCCCAATCAGTTTTGCCTGGTGGGAATGTAGGTGATAATAGTTGGGAAAGAACAGCTCAGGGCGAAGTAAGTAATATGTTTTTTGCTGTTTCTGACCGTAAAAGAACTTTACATATTAAATTCAATATTGAATTTGTAGTTGCTATTTTAGATTTTGACGATGTTAATTTTTTTAGATTTTGGTTGAGACTTGCACATTATAAAGATGGTAGCGAATTTAATGTAAGAGAAAACAGAATGTTGTTTACTAGCGAAGATTATTCATATTTGAATTATAAAAAATTTGGAATTTCATTTGATCAAGTTATTACTATTGAAGCAGGTGATTCTTTAGCTTTGGTTTTTGATCAAAATTATGATGGTCGTAATGGTCACGCGTCTAGATTAACTATATCTGTTCGTGACATTGTATGCAATGATTTTACAATTGAAGAAGATTCATTTGTTGAAAAAAGCACAACCAAAGGTGTTTTAATATACGAATTATGCGATAGACTACTTACTATCTGCACTAATCAAAAGAATTCACTTAGAAGCAATCTTTTAGGGCGTACTGATTTAGGTTATAATGTTGATGGAAAATGGTCTTTAATGGGTTTTACTCATGGTTTTTGGATTCGTGGTTTTGATAAAAATTCGCCAACTGATGAAGCTGCCAAAGTTGAAAATCTTTTCAAACCGTTGTCAACATCATTCAAAGAAAATTACGAATCGTTAAATGCTGTTTTATCTGTTGGGATCGGAATAGAGAAAGAAGGGAATAAAGATGTTTTAAGAATAGAGGAACAATCATTTTTTTATAATAGAAACGTTACTGTAAGGCTTCCAAATCAAGTTAAAAAAGTAAAACGTAATGAAGCCCCCGATAGCTATTTTTCATCTTTAGAATTCGGATATGATAAAGGCGGTGACTATGATGAAGCTATGGGACTTGATGAACCAAATGCAAAATCCAATTTTACAACCGTTATAAATGGGCTAAAGAATACATTCAGTAAAGTGTCAAAATTTCGTGCTGATAGTTATGGTTTTGAGTTTGCAAGAAGAAAGCCGGTAACGCTTAATAATACTGAAGATACAAACTATGACAATGATATTTGGTTTAATGATTTAAAAAGAGGTTCGAATAATGTATTTTTGCAACGTAAATGGTACGATGATTTTGCTAAATTGCCAACAGGAATTTTTAGCCCTGCAACAGCATTTAATTTAAGACTTTCACCTTTTAATATTTTGTTACGTCATGGATGGTTTTTTGGTGCGGGATTCGATAAATATCAAGATGAATTTGTTAGATACGCAAGCTCAACAGCCAATTCAAAATTAACTACTCAATTGATCGGAAAGCCTGAATATTCAGAAAATGGAGTAATTCAAAATGCTGAATTAGAAAAGGCAAGATTTGTTTGTGAAGAAATTGAATTCGAACATGTTTGCGATTATGAAGTGATGAAGCAAATTAACGGTACAACAATGATTAACGGCACTCCTGTTAAAAATGTTTATGGATTAATTGAGTTTATAAATGAATTTAACCAGGTTGAAAAAGGTTTTCTTTTGAACTTAAAACCTACAAATGAAGGTAAATTCAAAGTGATAAAATTTAATAATTAAGATATGGCATATTCAAAAATAACAATACAGTTTAATTCAGTTCCGCTTTTCAATCAATCAGTTTATTTTGATCAGGAAACAGCCGGGGCTCCTAATTTTATGCGAGAAACTTTTTTAACTTCTCGTTTAGGACCTAATCAGGCAGAATTACCAAAAGATATATCTGATGAAACATCGATAGAACCCGTTTATGCAGGTTTTGCTTCTGATTTATACAGAACCGCATTCAATTTGGATTACAATTCAGCTAATTTATTTACAGTTGAATCGATAAGAGGTGCTGTTAATTCCGGAATAGGAACGGTTATTATAACGGCTAATTTTCCCAATGCTGTTTTTTCCAATGCTTCGGCAGATGGTGACGTAACTTTTATAATTGAAAACGAACCTTCCGTTCCTGTAATATCAATTACAAGTACTTCTTTATCAGAAGCAACTACAAACAAATGCCAAAACGTAAAAGTAAATGCTACAACAAGTATATTAGCTACTAAAATATTAAGTCCAATTGTAGTAAATCCAAACTCAGCAAACCCTTTTTCGTTTGATTGGCTGCGTGGACAAACATTCAATTTGCTTGTAGAGGATTCAAACGGATTTCAGGCAAGTCAATCAATTACAACGCCAAGTGTATTAACACCTGATAATTTCGCTATAACTGCAAATAATAGTCCTAACGGCGGTACGGCAATTATAACGCCTATCGGATTGACAGGATTAGAATTAGAATATAGTTTAGATGGTGTTACATGGCAGGAAGAAAATGTTTTCCCGGGTTTATCCGTTGGAAGTTTTACCGCTTATATGCGTGATAATTTCGGATGCTCGGTAACGAAAGATTTTGTTATAAGTGAATTCAATGTTACAGAACCATATTTTTATATTTCAAAGTCAAATTCAATTCGTTTTGCCTTGCGTCAAACATGGAACGATATCACTATTTTCAAAACAGATGAAAATACTTTGAGTTGTGAAAGTGATGTTGTTCTGCCATATCAGGAAATTCAGGATTTTAAAACTGAAGATATTATTACAAGTCAGTTTAAATCTAACTATTCAACCAATATTGTAAAAACAATTGACAGCAACGGAGTACAATTAAATGTACCGATCTACAAAAAAAGCAACAATATTGGTATAAAAGATAAGCGCCAAGCTATCAAATACAATTTAGGAAACTCTAAGACCGGAATTTATTTTGATGCCGGTAATACGTATGATTTTGATACAAATGTTGTAAATGGCAGCTATGTTTTAAACGGTGGACTTCCGGAATGGGGCCGAATTGGAAATTATATCCAAATAGATGCTGCATGGTTTGAAATTGAACAAATTATTTATAATGAAGCAAAAACTGCTGATGTTTTGGTTATCTCAAACATTTATACTGGAATCGACGCTTCTATAATTGTAGGGTCAATTTACAACCGTGAAAACTATGAGGTTTACGAATTCATTAATAACATGGTTGACTTTGAAAATAATCTTTTTAGAGTTCAAATAAATGCTGAAAACGAACTATTCCCGGATATAGAATATTTGAGCGAAGAAATAAATGTTTCGGATAATGTTGAAGATCTTTTAGAGTTGAAATACAAAAATAATTCCAATACCGATATCGTTTATTCAACAGGAATAGAGCATTTGATTAGAGTACCTTTCAATAAAATCAATGGTAAATATGATGAAGAATCAGAAACATATAAAACTGATACAACATCAAAATTATTGAGCGCTGACTTATACGAAGTAGATGAATTCGTTTTTGAGCCTAACACGAAAGAAATTTGGAGAAAGATAAATATAGCCCTTACACATGAAATTGTTGTTATTAATGGCGTTTCCTACGTAAAAAACGCAGGTTTCAATACAGATGGACCGTTGGCGGAAACAAATTTATATGTATTAAGTGCTACAATGGTTAAAACAGGTAATGTTTACAATAGCAAATCTAATGCGCCTTTTGAATATACTGAAACGCCAATTGATATGCCGGCATTGATTAAAACAGATTCGGGATTTTTGGAAATATAATTTTGTCACATATTTATGTTGTAAACGTGACAAAAAAAGCCGTATCGATTATGATACGGCTTTTTTGATTCTGAATATTTTTTGAAACCAATTTAGTTTTATTGTTTCTTTTGGTTTTTCTTCTTCTATAATTCCTGTTTAAAACGCTTTTAATAATTGTTCTTGAAAAGATTCTGATTCTTTTTGTTTTTGAAATGCCAATTCCATTTCTCGTAAAACATATTCTTTTTGCCTCCTTATAAAACTTTTTCCTTGTTTATGTAAACATGCTTTACATTCAGAAACTTTATATTTTCGTGATCTTCCTTGATGAAATTCACAATTACAGCCCTGTTTTATTCGATCGATTTCAATTTTAGATACTTTCATAATTTACATTTCAAATGTTTTACCTTTTCCGTTTAGAAACTCTTTATTTTCTGCAAAAACTTTTTCATTACCCATAAGACTGGGATATGTTTCTGTTTGATAATTTTTCATATCTATAATTGTATATAAAAATACTGACAAACCTACAGGGCTAAAATTAAGCTTTGCAATTTTCAATAATTCCATTGTATCTAATTGCCGGCCACAGACATTTTCAAGATTTAAAATATCATCTTTTGATAATGCCGTAATAATTGTCACTTCAATTTCAAAATCTTCTAATTCCCTCATAACTTTTATTTTTTCCAAAATCCCTTTCGGAATCTATCGATTTTTGTTTCGGTACTTCCTTGTGTTGTGTAATCAACTTCGATTAATCCATCGGGCAAACCAATGCATTTGCCAACGGCAATTTTATCATCGTATTCAAAATAAACAGCATCACCTGGATTTATTTCTTTTGGGTCGCTAAATAAGGTCATATTAAATTATTATTTCAGCGTTAAATTCAATATAATTCTTATTCCTTAATACTTCTCTATATTCAGCTTCACTTTCTGATTCCGGTTGTTTATCATCAAATGGATCAATCATGCTAAAAGATAAAAGTTGTTTTCGTTTTTCGATTGGTAGACTATTAAAAGAATCTGTTAGAAATTTTATTTCTGCAAATTCAATATAGCTTTTCTGAGAAGCAGCATAAATATGCCTTTGATTACGCCATCTTTTTCTATCGTTCGGGAATATTTCGTTTGTTTCCATAATTATAAATAATAATATTTAGGTTCTTCTAATATTTTTTCAAGTCTTGCTTTGGCTGATTCAAGGGAATCATAACCGCCTTTAATAAACGGATTTATAAGCCTGTCTTGAAATTTTACATTATCATCATAACTAATCCATTTTTCGCGTACGGTTAAGATGAAACAAAGAATTACCAATTTAGGTTCTCTTACTCGTTTTTCAATAACGAATCGATCATCGTATTCTTTTATTCTAAAATCCTCTTTCTTCATGATGTTGCTTTTTTGATTAGTTCATCAATTTGTGTTCTATATTCAGAAACGTTAATATCTTTATCTATCCAATCTCTTATATCGATCAATTGTTGAAGCATTTCGGGAGCACAAGAAATAAGTAAGTTATTTGCATTATTTTCTTCTTCTGTTGCTTTGTTCTTTTCTGATTCGCAAATAAATTCGCCTCTTTCGTTTTGAACGCTTCCTAATACTCCTATTTTCCAAAATCCTTTTGTTCCTTTGAATCCCATAATCATTAATTTAAATTGTTTAAAATATTTTCTTTTGTTTGTTCGTCGATGATATGAATATTTTTATGCTCATGCTTATGGTGATGAACTGAGTTATCAATAAAAGTATAAGTTGATTTCTTTTCACGTGGGAAAAACATATCAAAAATGCCTATAGCTATTTTGTAACCAACATAACCAAACAGCCAAAACCCTAAACCGATTATTAAAAATACTATCATACAGCAAATTTATGACAAAATAGCATTGAAAATTTGGTAATACGTAGTTTAGACTAATTCTAAATAGTTTTAGTACATTTGTAAAACTAAATACTTAAATTATGAATCAGATATTGCAACAATTGGCTAATTTAACCAATGCTTATAATCAAATAATTAATCAGGCAAGAAAAATATTTGAACTTCCGTGGCAAAACATTCTAAGAACCGGTTCCAAAATGCAAGTTGCAAATGAAGAAGGTGTTTCAGAATTTATAACTGTTCAGCAAATAATTGATGCTGCTTTATCAGTTCGACAAAATCAATTATTATCAATTGGTACAATCACAGTTGCCGGAAATAATTTAACGATTCCTGCAGGCGCAAATTGGTTAATTAATAACACTAATTATTCCAACCCTTCAAATATTGTTATTAATGTTCCATATGCTGAAGATGGAAACACAAGAACTGATATTATTGTTGCAGATGAACTAAATAATATGTATCGTGTTAATGGTCCGGAAACTGGAGGTGTTTCACCGGCCCCGAATGTGCCTTTAAATACTGTTTTGGTTACTACTGTAAATGTTACCGATGATTCAATTGGATATGTGCCGCCCGTAATAGATCCGAAATCTATAAAATGGGGCTACGTTACTGCAACAAACGGAGGAACTAGAGTGATCGTCGAAGATGAAGATATTTTATCAGTAGATGGTAGCGCAGTAACAAACTATACTATTACACTTCCGACATTAATCGATGCTAAGGAAGTTTCGGTAACGTTTAATACATCAGTAACCAATTTAACGATAAATGCAGGAGGTGTTATTGATTATTTCCCACCAAGAGCCAAATCTTACGATACTTATACTTGGGTTTATGAGCCAATAGGCAATCAATGGATTTTGAAAAGCTATTGGTCAGGAGATTTAGGAGCGCAAATAAATGGATTACCCGCCAAGACTACATTGTTAGATAATGATTCTTCTATAATTTCTGATAGCGGAAATTCTAATACTCCTAAAAAGTTTTCTTTGTTGAATTTATGGAATTATATAAAATCAAAAACTGATATTTTATATCAAAGAAACTTAAACTGGGTTACGCCTGAGCAATTTGGAGCAGTTGGTGATGCTGTAACAGATGATAAAATAGCTGTTCAAAATGCTATAAACAGCGGGAAGCCTGTAATGTTTGCTCAAAAAAGATACTATATATCAGATAGTATAAACGTTCCTGCGGGTACAACAATAAAAGGTACAGGACTTTCACAATTAACAAACATATTAATTACGGCTAATGTTCCTGCTTTTATTTTAAATGGTGAATATATAACTATTGACGGTTTAAGTATTAGAGGCACAAGGGCGATAGGTTCAGCATCTAAAACGTTACAACATGGTATTTCTTTAAAAAACCCTTCATATACAACTGGATCTTATAACGGTATTTTAATAAATAATTGTGCGTTTTATTCTATGGAAGGCGCAGGAGTTTACATAAAAGAAAATGGAGCTTTTGGATCTCAATCTTCGCAAATAGCGAACACATATGCAAATAACTGCGGTTACGGTTATTTATTAGATGAAAGAGCAGAGTATAATAATTTAAACGGGGTTGTTGCTAATGCTTGCGGTATCGGTTTATATGCAAAAGGTGGGAACAATGTCGTTTCGGGGTCTATATTTTCGGCTAACGGGACTAATGTTTATTTTGATGGCGGCGCAAATGACGGCCATACGTTTTTATCAAGCTCAGAAATTACCCATGCTATAAATTACAATATATATTCCAATGGAATTGCAAATGGGTATAATATATCTGATTGTGCCATTTATGCCGGGGATATTTACTTAAAAAATAGTATTGGTATTAAGTTCAATTCTTGCGACATTGGATCTGTAAGCACTATATTTGCCGAAAATGCTACATTATGTGAGTTTATCGATACAAAATTTGTAACAACTCCTATCTTTAACATGAATTGGAATGGCACAAACAACACCGGGACCGCGAGCGACATCGTTTATTTTAATAGTAAATTTTGGGGCGCAGTAACTAGTTCTATAAAACACAATCAGATGTTTAATGGTATTCAAGTTTCTAGCGGTAATGTAGGAATTAATACTCCTGCATCTGCAAACTCCTTGCTTCATATAAAGCAAAATGCAAACACGTTTACAGGCGGTATAAAATTAGAATCATCATTGAGTGATACGCAGATGAATATTTATTTTAATGGATCTGCTTTTGTTTTTGATTCAACTTATGGAAGTGGAGGCTCTTACAATCCTGTAAAAATTTATACTTCGGGGTTAGAAAGAATTTCTTTTGAAGCTAATGGAAAGGTTAAGATATCAGATTTAGCGGGAACAGGAACACGTACAGTTGTAGCAGATGCAAGCGGTAATTTGAGCGCAACAGATATTGCGCCAACATCAGGAACTTATACGCCAACGGTAACAAACGGTGCAAACGCTTCCTTATCTACACTAGTAAGAGCTACTTACACAAGAGTAGGAAACGTAATTACTGTTAGTTTTTCGGTAAACGTAACTCCTACACTTTTATCAGGATGTAACGTAATAATGACACTGCCTGTAAATAAAACAACAAGCGGTTCTAATTTAGACTTTGGATCGGGCTGTGCTAACAATGGGGGTATACTTTTACCTGTTAGGGTTCAGTCACAAAGTTCTGCATCGACAGTGAATATAATATTTACGGCAGTTAATACGAATGCCACAAATGTTACGGGAACTTTTCAATATTCCACAACAGAATAATTAAAAACAAATATAAAATGAAAAACAAATTAAAAAATTGGTGGTTAGGTATTATTGGAATTGTCTTGGTCGCTTTAGATCAGGGTTTCGATTTTGTAAATCCTATTTTAGTTGATTTAGGCATCACAGGTAAATGGATTGGAGTTGTTAAAATGGCTTTTGCTTTATATGGTATTTGGAGATTGAAAAATCAGCTGCCTACTCAAAATACTGAAAAGCTAAAGGAAATAGTTGAAAATAAAGTTGCTGATGATATTGGCGGATCAACACCACCTGTAAAAACCGATGAAAAGTAATTTAAAATACATATTATCTTTCTTTTTATTAACTCTTTATGAGATAAATAAAAACAGGAAAAGCTTAGCTCTTTTATGCTTGATTCCTTTGTCTGAGATAAAAGCAATCTTTTATGAATCAGATTTGCGTGTTTCCTGGTATTTATTTTCTGATAATAGAAAGCTAATGTGTAACGTATTAGAGGATTATTCCAATATAGTTATTATTGGCGTAATACTATTTTATGCTATTTTTGTCAAATTAGAAGTGATCACCAAACAAATAATTTTATTTTTATTCATTATTAACGCTTACGACTTTTTGTTTTTAGGATTAATGGATAACAATTATTATTTGTGTAAACTGCCGTTAACGGCTATAACTTACGCATATGCAAACAGCAAAATTACTTTTCAACGCGATTAACTATTGTTTTTACATTTTATATAGTTTTACGTTTATCGATGTTCTAAAAAAGAGCTTATTCCATGAATTCTATTTAGATAACGCAACAAATATTGCTCAATTGATACTAACTATCATTGGGGTTTTTTTTGCTTATTATAGGCTTAGAACTTACATTCGTGATTCCAGGATCAGGAGTAAAATTTTAGAACAGGAATTAATTGCAAAAGAGAATGAAAATTTTGCGGGAAAATGGAACAAAGAATTCATACAACCTTTTAAAAAAAATGAATAATCATGGATGCAATTACAATAGAAAGAATAAAAGAATTTCACCCAAAATTTAGGGATTTACTTTTGAAGCAATATATTGAATCAAACAATTTACTTGGTAAAGGCGCTCGATTACGATTTGCTTATGTATATCGTTCTAACGCTTTACAGGATAAATTATACAACCAAAAACCAAAAGTAACAAATGCTAAAGGCGGCCAATCAATTCATAATTACGCAATGGCTTTCGATATCGTTTTGCTTTATGATAATGATGGTGATGGAAAATTTGAAGAAGCTTCTTGGTCAATGATTCGTGATTTTGATAAAGATGGTAAAGCTGATTGGAAAGAAATTGTTGATTACTTTAAATCCAAAGGTTGGGAGCATGGCGGCGATTGGAAAAGCTTTAAAGATCAGCCTCATTTTCAATTAAAAAAGCCTGATGGATCATCTTATAAATGGCAGGAATTGAAAGCCTTGGTTGATTCCGGAAAATTTATTTTAGAGAATGGTATTAAATACCCTAAAATATAATACAATATTTCGTAAAAATTATATACAAAAAAGCTGTTAAATTATATAACGGCTTTTTTTATACCTTTGTTTTTCATCAAAAACATTTTAATTATGATACAAATCAATCCAAGATCACCCTCGTTTATTCAGTTGCTAAAATATGCTGTAGTCGCAATTATATCTATTTTGATATTCAGTTGGGTAAAAAGTTGCAGTTCCGGACCGGCAACAACTAAAACACAAACTGTAATTATTCCTGCAAAATCAGGATCATTTGATCCTAAAAAGCCTGATTCAAAACCTTTGGAGATAAAACAGCAGCCAATTACAGAGGTAAAAAAAGAAGGTGCTGTTTATGTTCCTAATCCATTAAATGAGAATCTGCTGAGAGAAAACGAACAATTAAAATTAGAGTACTCAAAAATGAGCGATTCTTTAAAGGCCAAAACCTACGAAAAGGCTATTGAATTAAATACATTTTCATCCAGGTTCGAAGATAAATTCATGGTATTAAATATTAACGGAACTGTTCGCGGCGAGGTTCAGGAAATCACACCTTCATATACTCGAAAAGAATTTGAAATCGAAGTAAAACAAAAAGAAAGCGTTTTTAGGCTTTTAGCGGGCGCAGAAATCGGAAGCAGTATAATTACGCCTAAATTGAATTTTAAAGCAAACGTGATGTTTCAGAATAGAAAAGGCGATATAATTAGTACTTCTTATGATACAAATAAAAATGTTTGGGTAGGATATAACAAATCAATCTTCAATATTAAGAGATAAGTTCATTATTTTTTCGCGTTCATTTAAAATGAACAATCAAATTTAATGAACAAAATCCTTTAAAAACCGCTTAGTTAATTCTAGGCGGTTTTTTTATGCCTACTATTTATAATCAATATAAATTACGTTTATTTATTTTTTGTTTGTATTTTTTATACAAATATTTTATTACATTTGTGATCTAATAATATTCACTTAAAAATTAAAATAATGGAAAAACAAGTAAACGATTTAATTGACTTCGTAGGAAGAACATTTGTTCAATATACCGTAGATTCTAAAAGAGATAAAAAAATATTGATATCTCTTCGCGGTACTTATGAAATTTGGATCAAAGGGAAATTAGTTCATCGTACTTTGCATCCTTACGATGCTATTGAAAAATATAATAATCTTTAAAAAACAAATAAACTTATGGCACAAATTAAAATTTTAAAAGATGAGATTTTCGAGGAAATTAAAAAGAATTACGATCTAAAACAGGTCATTTCAGAAGTTCTTTTCATTCAAAACAACAGCGTTCGCACATTGGCAATTGCTAAATCTGAGAAGCTAACGCAATACGGGGTTATATGCGTTGTGAAAGATTTTCTGAAAAAGAAAACCATTGAAGAAATGTTTATCACAAGGGCTAAACGATGATTACTCGCATTAATGGAAAATGGACTGTTGATGGTAAAAAATACCGTTATATGACCAGGAACGACAAACAACGGCTTTCTAATTTCATGTTGTTCATGAAAGAAGCACATTCAAAAACTAATTTAAAAAGTAATGGATAAACCAAAATATACTTTAGATCAGTTAAAGCATTTAGCCAAAATAAGAGCACAAACAAAAGATGATTATTACGATGATAGATACACATCGGACAAAGATATCTTTGAACTAGGAACCGAACAACTTTTTGATTGGATTGAAAAAATGGAATCAAAAGGAAAAATTAGCGAATTATTAAATCATAAATTAAAATCATAATGGAAAACAACGAAATCGTATTAAAGCAATTACCTATCATCGTTCACAAGCTTCAGGATGCCGGAAAAAGTGTTCAAAAAAGAATTGATAGTTTAGAACTTGATAAACAAGTTGCTACTGAAGAAACTGTAAAATCAATGAAGGTTTTGCGCGCCGAACTTAATAAAGAAGTAAAAGATTTTGAAGAACAACGCGGTTATATAAAAAGCGAAGTAAATAAACCTTATTTGGAGTTCGAAAGTATTTACAAAACTGAAATCACAGACCGATACAAAAAAGCAACTGATTTGCTGAAAAACAATATCGATACCGTAGAATTCAAAATCAAGAAAGAAAAAGAAAACAATATCAAAGAATATTTCGATGAACTTTGTGTTGCTGAATGTATTGATTTTGTAAAGTTCGAATCATTAAAAATAGAGGTAAATCTTTCTACTGCTGAGAAAAAATACAAAGAACAGGTTTACGCCTTCATTGAAAAAGTAAATGATGATTTGGCGTTAATTAAAGCTACTGATTTTGAAGCCGAAATCATGACTGAGTACAAACTTACTTTGAACGCTTCAAAGGCCATTACAACGGTTAAAACACGTAAAGAATCTGAAGCAGCAGAGGAAGCAAAAATTAAAGCCGAACTTATTCAAAATCGTAAAAATGCACTAATTAAACTAGGTCTAAATTACGTAGAAATCACTAATGCTTACGAATATAACGATGATATTTTTGTATCTTTAAGTGATGTAATCAACAGATCTAAAGAAGAATTTATTAAGATTCATGCCGAGGTTTCAGCTAAAATTAAATCATTTGTAGAATCACAAATTGTTGAAGATACTTCTCATAATTTAACTAAAGAAGAATTCGAAGAAATTGATAAACACTTTCAGCCGGAAACAATAGAGGTAAAAGGAGATCTTTTTGAAGTTTCAAAAACCGAGGGAATAAATCCTGAAACAGGTCATTCAAGAATTGTAAAACCAGTTATTGCTGCTCCTATTTCGGCTCCAAAAGTAGAATTTGTACAAGAAGAAATTAAAACCGCTTCATTCGAGGTAAAAGCTACAATGAGTAAATTACGATTATTAGGCGCATGGATGAAAGAAAACGGAATCGAATATAAAAATATTTAACCATGGAAAATACTTATTCTTTTTTCGCAACATTAAATGCAAATGTTTTTATTAATGATGATGATTTTAGTTTTTTATTAGAATGTATGAAGCATCATTATGATTTAACGATAAAAATGTCTGTAGAAATAGGCGGTTTCATGTATGGTTTGAATAACCGAAGAACTATTAATTATAGAGATGTAGATAATGATGATAGAAATTGTGATTTATCAAATAGAGAATTGCAATTAATTTTAAAATCATTAGAAATGCAAAATTCTATTCAGTCAACAGCGATTAAAAATAGATTTAGAAATATTCTAAGTGAAATGACCTTACATCAAAACAATATAAATACTAATATTTTAAAACAACAATAAAATGAGTACAACACCAAATCAAGTCGCGGTCTACGAACCAACAAAAGTGAGATCAGAAGTTATTAAGCAACTAGAATCAATGGCAGCGTCTAAATATGCATCTTTGCCGGAAAGCTATAAGGAAAGCGTTTATTTTGCAATGGAAAAGCTTTCTACACTTGAAAGAATTGATCAGGTTCCTTCAGTAAGTTTTACAAAGGCATTTCTAAAAATGTTCAATAACAAATTAGACTTTCAAAAAAATCATTGCTATTTCTTTGTTCAAAATGATAAAGAATCAGCGACAGGAATTTCTTTACGTTTCGGGTGGCAATATCAAGGTTTAGTATCAGTTGCAAAAAGAACATGTGAAGTAAAAGATGTTATTCCTGTTTTGGTTAATGCTGATGATGAATTTGAAATGCATTATGAATATGGAGTTCTAAAAATTGATAAACACATTCCAACATTCTCAGGAGAAATAACAGGCGGTTATTGTGTAGTTGAAAAAAACAACGGAGATCTTCGCCCTAAATATTATACTAGAGCAGATTTAGATCAACGTAGAGAAAAATCAAAAGCTAAAAGTGGCAATTTTTGGGCATGGGAACGTGAAATGTATGAAAAAACATTAATCAATGCCACAATTAAAAGAATAATTGAAATGCATACTGATACCGATAAAGAAGATTTATATGCGGAACCTGATACAATTGATGTAGAACACCGAGAAGTTTTTGAAAAAGAAATCATTGATCAGCAGGAAGTTTTGGTTTTAGATAATCCTGGACCGGAAAAAGTTAAGATTTAATGTATAATATACTAAAATCAGGTAGTCAAGGCAATTGTGTTATTTATCTAAACACAATTGCTTTAGATATGGGAATTTCATATAAGATGATTGAACCCTATAAAAAGCAACTTCAATTGGTATTATTAACGCATCACCATACGGATCATATAAAGTTATCAACTATTCAAAAACTTGCAGCAGAAAGGCCGACTTTACGTTTTGCCGGTGGCGAATTCCTAAAAGACAAATTACCAGGAATAAAAAACTTTGATGTTTTAGAATCAGGTAAAATTTATGATTATGGAGTTTTTAAAGTTTCGCCTTTAACACTTTATCATGATTGCCCAACATTTGGTTATAGAATTTTTAAAGGTGAAACTAAAATAATTCATTGTACAGATACTTATACTTTAGAAGGTATTTCCGCGCTAAACTATTCATTGTATGCGATTGAACACAATCATTGTGAAGAATCATTAAATGCAAGGATAGAAGAAAAACAACGTAAAGGACAATTCGCTTATGAGATTGGCGCAAAGAATAGTCATCTTTCAGAACAACAAGCAAAGGACTTTATATTTAAAAATGCCGGTCCGGATTCAAAATTTATTCGGCTGCATGAAAGCAAAAACAATTAATTAATAAATACAAATACTTATGAAAAAAACAATTTTATTAGCAATTTCAATACTTTGTTTAACTTCTTGTTACAGAGATATTGAAGGTATTAAAAAAAATGCTCCTGAATTTTTAAAAGAACGTGGTTATACTATCGTTTCATATGATGGTTACGAATCTAATCTTAGTATGGGATTCAATGGAGGATTCGCAGCGTATCAAGTTATAGACAATAAAGGATTCGTTTATACTCTTGAAATTTGCGAATGGGATGGAGAGTATCAAATTTACAATCAGACATGTTTGAATGCCGTTTCTAATAAATAAAAAATCACAATAATTATTTTAAAAGCCACTTTAACGAGTGGCTTTTCTTATTTAGAATCTGTATAAACTACAACTGAATGTATTTTATATACAAATATTTTATACATTTGACATATAGAAATAAACAATTAAAATTTATCATCATGAAAGCAAATAGATCACAAATTTTTTCACAAGCTTGGACATTATTCAGAAAGTACAATATTACTTTTGGTAAGGCATTAAAAAAAGCATGGACTGATTTTAAAAGACAGTTTTATGTTGCTATTTACAATTCAATTCCTAATAAACCATCAACGGCTAAAAAGAAGCTTGAAGCAAAAAAAATGTATGAGCAATTTAATACTGTTGATTTTGCTTTAACTTTTAGAAGTGTTGAAAGCAATTCAAATGCTGCAGCTTATTATGATGGACATACGCTTAATCTTGATTAGTCATGAAAAATATTATACTAATAAATAATTCCAAAGAGTATTATAATGAGATTGATTATGATAATCCTGCTGAATACCGAGTTAATGAGCAAGGAGAAAAATATGTTTTTGAAAAATATAAAGAAGTGCCTAAACTATGCAAAATAATAATTGATTCTTCTTACTATAATGGAGAATCCTATATTTCAGGAAGATTAATTTTTAAAAACGTAGAAAGAAGTGAACAAAGAGTTTTTTTTACAATACCAATACATCATTCATTAATCAATTAATAAAAAATAGAAACCATGCAAGATCAAAAAAAATACCACCAAAGAAAATTAGCTATCATTGAAATGATTGAGGAATGCGATAGATGTATTGAAAACGCTGAAGCTTTTATAAATTCTTTTGCAACTAATTATTTTTCTATTGAAAATTCACACAATAATATTGCTCGTTACACAAGAATTAAAAATTATTTAACCGAGCGTTACAACAGATAAATAACAATTAAAACAAAAATTATGAAAGAAGAACTGCTTTATTTAGAACCATTAGAAGTTTTTATTAAAAATATTCAAAAAATAAAAGTTTCAAAAGATTTGAGATATGATTTTATCATTAGATACATTAAATTCATAAGCGCACCGTTCCAAACTAAGTTTATTTGGGAGGTTGATAATTTTGGAAATGAATTGTATTTAGTAAACGGAAAGTGCGGTTATTATGAATTTGACAACAGTCGATACGGAATATTTGTTCAAGTTCCTGATAGAATTTACAAAAAAGCTATAAACATGAAATTAGTTACAGGTAATATAGAACTAAGAAACGAAGGTAAAATGTACACAGATTCTAAAGATCATTGGACAAGAATAACTATTTCAAATGTAACACCTTGGACACCTAAAACTTTAATTGATGTTATCCGTTATGCAAACAAAAAAGACGAAAAGTTTAAATTAACCGAAAGATCATTAAAATATTTATTTAAAGAAATTTACACATCATGAAAACTAACGAAATATTCCGCAACCTCAACCGTGATTTAGATTCACGGTTGAGTCCTGAAAAGCGTTTTATATTTTGCAAAACTAACAAAGAACTGATTGATAAAATTATTAAAGAAATTGGAATCTGCTTAAATTAATTATTATGATAAAATCAACTGATGTGAAAATTGGAAATTATATTCAAGGAGTAGCAAAGATATTAATTGTAGATAAATACATTATTGAAAATATTGTAGATAATCCCAAGCACCCATATAAACCAATCCCGTTATCAATTGATTGGCTAAAAAAAGCAGGTTACAAGCAATTGAAATGCATAAACAAAACCTATTCATTGGGATCGTTCGAAGATAATTCTGCAATATTTGTTTCAGGTGAAAAGTTTACGCATATCAATACAGGAACGCGTTTGGATTATGCTCACGAACTTCAAAATTTGCATTCATGTTTATTTAAAAAAGAACTTAAATTTGATTAGAAATGAACCAAAAAATAAAATCAATTACAGAGGCTTTTTCAAGTCGCCCTGAAACACTTGAAGTGTATATTCTAAATGATGATCAATACTATAGATCGCATAGAATAGGAGAGTATTTAATAAAAGAAATAAAATTAGAATATTTAGAAGGCTTATACGACAAAGAATTTGTGGAATATTATGTAGGATATGGTTTTGAAGGACAACGTTTATTTCAATATTTAGCAAAGTCAGTAAATGTTAAGTTTAAGCCATGAGCGTTTACAACGGATCTAAAAAGATCGACCAACAACGAGCAATTCAAAGATTACAGTTCTTAATTGCGAACGGAAAAGTTTTTGAACTTACCGAAAAGAAGCGAACCAGGTCAATAAGTCAGAATTCATTCCTGCATCTTATATTACAATTTTTCGCACATGAAACGGGTTACACAACTGCTGAGGTAAAACAGGAAATATTTAAGAAAATTGTAAATCCTGATACGTTTTACGATGGTGAAGTTGATAAAGGTTTAGTTGTGTTGCAACGTTGGCGATCAACTGCTAACCTCAACACAAAAGAAATGACACTTTGTATTGACCGCTTCCGGGATTACGCATCGAAAGAAGCCGGAATTTATCTTCCTGATCCGCACGATCTTTCTTTGATCGATGAAATCAAAATAACAGTTGAAAATAATAAGCAATATTTGTAATTATGAAAAACCAAAATGAATTAGTAGATGAATTTGCAAAATCAATGAAAAACGAATTAGATGCAAATAAAAATAAAGGAGATTGGCGAACATGGAATAATGTACATTCGCAGCTTCAGGAATTAGATTATCATGAAGATAAATTAAGTCGCGCAATTCAACAAGGCGATCGAGAAAGAATAAAAGAACATTTAGCAGATTGTGCAAATTTTCTTTTAATGATTGGAAATTCATTCCGTTTATACGATTAAATTCTTATATTTGTCTAGTGGTTTATTGTCGGATTAATCACAATGTAAGACATATCAGAATTCCCTAAAGATCAGCTATCCGACAATAGCCCTTTAGGGAATTTCTACTTTTTAACACTTAATCAATAATAATTAAATATTTAAATCATGGGAAAATCCATTACAATTGATGCAGATAAATTTTTAAATGCATTAGAAACTTCAGAAGTTCAAAGAGATATTGAAATCAAAGGCGCAACGCTAAAAGATCATCAATGTACCTATTCTTACGAACTGCTAACAGGAAAAACAAGAGGTGACGAACTTTCGAGAAAAGGCGTTCATTTGGTGCATGATGATCTAAACAATGCATTTTCGGAACTTGATATTTTCTTCATGCATATTGATGATTATTTCAAAAATGATCTTGATGTAAACAATCAAACGCCGATTGCAAAATTAGAAGAGCACCCCGATTTAGTTCGTTACACAGTAACATCTTTTAAGATTACAGGATTCGACGAAAACAGATCAGTTGTTTTGAGTGGACGTAAGTCATTAATAAATGGAGTTGTAAGTTATCCTTTGCCTAAAATTAAACTTGATGGTACTTATTTGTACATTGAAGAATTAAACGAAAGGCTGCGTATTGCTTTGAATGAAGTCGAAGCCTATATGAATGGTAAATCAGCGCCAAAACTAGAGCAGCTTTCAATGATTGATTCTTTTGAAGAAGAGGATGCTCAGGATTTGGAAGGCGGTAAAATAGAAGATTAATGGTTTTTCAAGACAGACAATACCAGACTGATGCGATTCAGTCTGGTATAAATTACTTCCAATCAAAACAAAAGACCAAAACTAGAAAGAATGCAATATTAATTTTGCCAACAGGATCCGGAAAATCGGTTGTAATTGCAAAAATATTGAATGGCGTTCAAGGAAACACAATAGTACTTCAGCCATCAAAGGAAATTTTAGAACAGAACTTTGAAAAATTTATAAAAAGCGGCGGTTATGCTAATATTTATTCGGCATCTATTGGAGAAAAAAGAATTGGTAAAATCACATTTTGTACGATTGGTAGTATTATAGAAAAACTTTATTTGTTTGAAGGAACCGAAAATATTTTAATTGATGAATGCCATTTAGTAAATGCTAAAGGCGGCATGTATGAAAAATTGATTAGTTATTTTTCAAATGCAAAAGTTTTAGGTTTGACCGCTACACCTTATAGGCTTTCAAATGATTCTTATGGGGCTCAACTAAAATTTATCACAAGAACACGCCCTAAAATCTTTCATGATGTTTTATATTTCGTTCAAAACTCTGTCCTTTTTGATGCGGGTTATTTGGCTAAATTACAATATTATTCTTTTGATGTTGTTGACCGTTCTAAATTAGAAGTTAATAGCTCAGGAACAGACTTTACAACAGCGAGTTTAAACAGATTATATAAAAGTATAGATATGCCTGGCCACATCGTTAGATATGCTAAAAAGATACTTGCTAAAAGAAATAATATATTGATTTTTTGTGCTATGATTGAAGAAGCCACAATTGTCACTAGAAACATTTCAGGTGCGGTAATTTTAACAGGTGAAACTAAGACAAAAGATCGAGAACGTATATTGATGGATTTTAAAAAAGGTAGGATAAAATGTTTAGTTAATGTCGGAGTTTTAACAACCGGATTTGATTTTCCTGGATTAGAATCTGTTTTAATTGCCCGTTCAACAATGTCATTAGCATTGTATTATCAAATTGTTGGCCGTGTAATGAGGATTTTTACTTATCCTGATGGAACTAAAAAAGAAGGTTGGATTATAGATTTAGGAGGTAATATCAATTTCTTTGGTAAAATTGAAACAATGATCATCAAAGAGGTTAAAAAAGGGCTATTTTCTATTTGGAATAATGGCAAACAATTAACAAATGTTCCATTAATTAAATAAATTCTTATGAATAATCAAGAAATAGAAAACAGAATCAGAAAATTAAAAAAATATGGCTTTGAAATGGCTGAAAGTTCTTTTATACTTAAATTTGGTAAGTTTGTCGCTTCAGTAACATTCGAAGATATTAGAAATTTATCTGATGATGATTTCGAAAATTGTTTTACAGAAATTATTGAACGAAGTAAATTATAAATATTTAAATAAAATTATTATGAAAGTAGAATACACAGAAGGTATTGCCGGCGATGGTGCTGCAATATTAAAAAACGGGGTTCAAATGACAGTAACCGAAATTTTACAAACACTTAATTCGCTACAAAAAGTTAGTAATAAATGGGATAAATTAGATAAAAAAATTGGTAAGTTTTATGAAGATGAAGATTCCGAAGGTGATTTAGGTGATATTGGTGAAGCTGCTGCTTATGCATTTGGATATTTAGTTTAGAAATCATGCCAACATGGAGAGAACACGCATCGCCCATTATAGCAAAAGTAATTGCTAATAATAAAGGAAAAACACCACAAGAGATAAAAAAGGCTTTATACGCTGCATATCCTTATGGAGAACGCGCCCGACACCCTTATAAAATATGGTGTGATGAAATAAAAGTTCAATTAAAAACGAAAGTTTCAAATTTAAAACCTCAACCGGAAAATCAGATCGACTTATTTGATATGATCCAGGAAGTGGAAAAAGAAAAGTAATTTAAAAATTTATTATTATGAACAGAAATGACGCAAGAAAAATAGCGGAAACTATAACTAACGAACAAATTAAAGAAATGTTCGAAAATGCCAAATCAAAAATAACTGATTGGACAAAAGTTGCTACAGTAAACAAAGGCTTAACCAAAGGTACAGCATGGAATATTCTTGCTAAAGATTTCGATGTAAATAAAACACATCATATTCTTGCTAAAAAAAATATGATTTGGGAATTTGGGGATTTTCTGCCTGAGGAACTTAAGATTAAAAGACAAAAAACAATCAGAAGCATTGCTCCGGTTCACCAAGATCCTATTTTAGAATAATTTAAAATCATTATAAATTAACTTAAATTGTTTGTACATTGAAATAAATGTGTATTTTTGCTACTGTATTGAAGTGAGACGCAATACCAAACTACAGTAACATAACGGAAAATATTATACAAGTCCTATCAGGGCGGCACGTCTCACATCTTTGCCAAACTGATAGGATTTTGCTATTTAATACTTTTTATTATGGAATATAAGCACGATAATTCAGAAATAATTCTTCAGGCGCGTCATATTACAGTAATTGTTGATGATGATACAGAATTTAGAATTTCAGTAGATAAATTTAAAAACCTTGAAATTATAAAAGTTTATGGCTCTGCTGATTCTAGTATCCATATTACACCAAATGTTTCAAATTCAATTAAAATTACTTAACAATGGAAACTAAAACAACAGCATTAAGGCGTGAATTACTCAGGCGCCTAGTAAATGAATACGGAAATAAACCCAAAGCTTATGTTGTCAAAAAAGCAAAAGAAAGGGGTATTTATCCTTATGATGAAGATGATAACGAGGTTTATTGTTTGATCAACACTTTTGCCGTTTTTCATAAAATGCCTTTTGGGTATATTGAGCCCGAAAAACCTAAAAATGAAATTGTTTTCGAAATGGATCCGGAAAAAGATATTGAAAAGCCAAATGAACCCGAAATCGACGCGTTTTATGAATCATTAATCAAACAACGTGATTATCTATCAAAAAAACTTTTGGCTTTAAATAGGCTTATTGAAACTTATAAAACTTGATTATGGAAAATATTCCCTGGTTTAAATTTAATCCATCAGCTTGGATGATGGGTAAAATACAAAGATGCGGCGAAATTACTCAGGCAAGGTTTATTCGTTTATGTTCGCTGTATTGGTCCAAAGGATGCGAAATGACAATAGAAGATGCAGTAATTGAAATTGATCAAGATCATTTTGATATTTTAAAATCAAAAAAAATAATCAGTCTTGATCATAATCGGGTTTATATTTCTTTTTTAGATGAACAAATGTTTGAGATAAAAGAAGATTCTAAAGATAAAAGTAATAGTGGCATAATTGGAAACTTAAAGCGTTGGCATAAAGAAATTTATGATGATTTTGTTTCTAAAAAAATATCTTTGGAAAAGGCAATTGAACTTTCTAAATCAGTCGCAAAGCAATCGGTAGATGATCGCACCCCGATCGCAACAGGATCGCAAAACATCGCAGATAAGATAAGATTAGATAAAGAAGAGAAAAGAGAAGATATTATAAAGAAACTTAATATTTCTTTTTTATCGGAAATAAAAATTTCCGACGAAAATATTCTTTCATTTAAAAATTATAATATCAATTGTTCTGAAAATGAAAAAAAATATTTTAAAACAGCGGTTTGGTTTCAAAAACTTTTCATTAAAAATTTAAAAGAAAAAGATTCGCCTTTTAGTGATCAGGAAAACGCAAAATATAAAAATTATGTTGATCCTATTCGTTTGATGTTTGAAAAAGATCAGGTAACACAGGAACAGTTCAAAGAAGCTTATAATTTCTTAAATAGTTTAGAGGGTGAATTTTGGAAGCCAAATATTCTTTGCACAAAAACTTTAAGAAAACAGATTTCAAAATTAATAATGCAAAAACACAAATCAAATGGAAAATCAGAACAACAATTTACCGGCAATACAAAAACCCGCGCAAGATTTAGCATTGCTAGAGCAGAACAAACCCTACTTGCTGACGCTGAAAGAAAACGAACCGAAATGGAAAACCGTAACGGCTAACGAAAAAGAAAGTTGTTTAGATTTCATGTTAGATATTTTGAATATTAAAATTGTTACTCAGGATGAACAGGATGAAATTGACAGGCAAATGATTTTGATTGCTGATATTATAAATTCTCATTTTTCAAATCTTACACCATCGGAGATAAAAGAAGCGTTTAAGCTTTATGTTTCTAAAAAATTTGTTGATGTAAAAGTTTTCAGATTAGTTGATTGCGTTGCCGTTGGTGAAATTTTGAATGCATACATCGAATATAGAAACGCAGCAGTTGAACCTTTTTTACTTAAAAGACAAAATTTATTAAATGCTCCAATAGAAAAATCACAATCAGAAAAGCAAAAAATAAGAACTGAATTTATTGAAATGGTTTTCAATGAAATAATTGAAAAAGGTTTTTGTTCTGATGCCTGGTATATTTTCAAACAATTGGAAGATCTTAAAAAGATAGAAATTTCGAATGATGAAAAAGTTGAATTGTTTAAAAAAGAAATGGCTGTTTATATTCCTGCAGAACGCAAAAGAATCATCAAACAAAATCCTTTAGACTTTAAATTTAAAATATCTGCGTTCGAAAAAACATATCAAAACGGAAAAAAACCGATTGCAGTTCAAAATAAATGCAGAAGTATTTTGGTTTCGGATTATATTTTGAAATCAAAAATCACCTTAGAAGAATTATTAACCATTTTAAAATAAAATTATGAAAGATCAATTAGTAAAATCGCAATCAAAATTTGATATTGAAATAAATATCACTCTTACAGAAGTTGAAGCTAGGGCTTTAAGAGAATTAACCGTTTATGGATCTGAAACTTTTCTAAAAGTATTTTATGAAAAATTAGGACGTTCTACTTTAGAAGAACATGAAAAAGGATTAATTTCTTTGTTTGAAACGATTAGACAAGAATTACCAAAGCATTTAAACAAAGCCGATCAGGTTCGTGAATTATTAAAACCGAAGCCATGACTGAAAAATCAATTCAAAAAGCGCTATTTCGTGCATTCCATTCGCACAAATATAAATTTACTAACGTTTACTACTTCGGGAATGAATCAGACTTTCTGAGCTTCTTAGATTCCGGATTCTGTTATGAATGTGAAATTAAGATCAGCCGTTCAGATTTCAAAGCTGATTTCAAGAAAGAGAAACACACGATTCATAAGGCTAACGAAATCAAAGGAAATTTATTTCTGAGAAAAGAAGGTATTTCGCTTTCTTTTAATCCTAGTTGGCAATTTTGTAAAGAATTCCCGGAATTAGTAGAATCTGAAGAATACATTCAAAGACGAAGATTAACGCACGATCCTTTTTTCGAAGAAGTTACTGTATTGGATTTGCGGGCAACAATTTCATCAAAAATTAGATTTGTTTCGCACGATAACAAGTTGCTGCCAAATAAGTTTTTTTACGTTGTGCCTACGGGATTGATCAGCAAAGAAGAAGTTCCGGAATACGCCGGATTAATTTATGTTGATGAATTTGGACAATGCACCAAAATTAAAGATGGAAAATTTTTGCATAAAGATAAACTTGATGTGAAAAAGTTGTTTAAAAAATGTTATTACGCTTACGAAAGAGAATTAATTGAAAAACTAAAATAATCATGAAAAAAAATAAAACTTACGTGTTGACTGTTTCAGAATTTTTCCCAAAAACACATAATAAATCAGGATTGCCAACGGGTTTTATAAACTCAATTTCAAATCAAACAAAACTTCATACAATCCGCGGAAATTATCCGCTTTGGAAAAAACGTATTGAAGAAGTTCAAGCCGGAAATGCAATTTTATCAGTTAGATATTGGACAGGTAAACCGTACAAATCAAAGCAAAAAGAAGTATTTGTTTTTGATAAAGATTCCGCTATTGGTATTCAAAAGCTAATATTTAATCAATCAAATTACTTATATCCATACGTGGATTGGGAATCGGCAAAAAAATATGTTGATACAGAAGTAACCCATTACCAAATATCAACTAATGATGGACTTTCAGAAGTTGATTTTTTTGAGTGGTTTAAAAAATATGATTTATCAGAACCGATGGCGATTATTCATTTTACGCCTTTCAGATATTAATTTAAAATCATTCTAAACTACGATTGAATGTATTTTGTGTTTGTATAAAAAGTACATTTACGTATAATTAAAAAGTAAAATAATGGAAATAGAAAAAATAATATATGAAACCACTAGGGAGATTTACAGCGTTGAAGATAAATTAAGTATTGCAACGATTTTTATTTTCTGTTACAAGGTCAGTAGTATTAAATTCTCTGAATTACTTTATACCAAAAATCATAAAAAATTTATTGATAATCTAAATGAATTTTATAAAGAATATGAAGTTGATTTTTCTATTAGATTACAAGATAGAAATATTAAAAACTGCTTTAATAAAACTCTAGAAAAAGTAATTCAAAAATATGATGATAACGGCTATTATAAAGCATTGTTTGAAAAAGATGAATATGCTTTGGTTATTGAGCAAATTATAAATTATAATTTTGATAAAATAGAGTTTAAGAAATTAGTTAAAAATATAAATCAACAATTGAGTTTGTTTTAATAAAAAAAATTATGTCAAAAATAGTATATATCGCCCATCCAATAGGCGGTGATGTTGAAAACAACATTAAAAAAGTAATTGCAATCTGCAGAGAAGTAAATTTAACCGAACCAAATATTATTCCATTCGTTCCGTATTTATCAGATTTATATGCTTTAGATGATTCAAAATCTGTAGAACGTGAAAGAGGTTTAGCAAATGGTTTATTCATGCTTAAAAAGGGATTTATTAATGAAATTTGGCTATACGGTGATAGAATTTCAAACGGTATGAGATCAGAAATTAATGTTTGTTTAGAAATTGGAATTAAAGTTGTTTGTAAAACCGCAGGAACTGCTGAAATACCTGAACATGAATTTAACAAATAAAATAACGGTAACAAACGAAGACAACAAAATTTTAATGTCTCGTTATCCTGATAATTATTTCGATTTAGCAATTGTTGATTTAGAATATTGCATCGGAGCAAGTAAGCCAAGTATAAAACCAAATATTGTAACTCAAAATAATGGCAAGAAATCAAAAATTAAGCAACCAAATTATAAACAAAAGGATTGGGATTTAAAATTATCAGACAATGAGTATTTACTCGAGCTATTTAGAGTTTCTAAAAATCAAATTATTTTCGGCGGCAATTATTACGGTTTAAAAGGCGGTTATATTGTTTGGGACAAACTAAATGGAGAATCTGATCAGTTTGGGTGTGAATTAGCTTGGTGTAGTTTAAATAACAGAACAGATATTATTTATTATTTGTGGCGTGGAATGTTTCAAGGTGTTTATTGTGGAAAAGATATTAAAAAAGCTTTAATTCAACAAGGAAATAAAAATCTAAATGAAGAAAGAATTCATCAAACACAAAAACCAGTAATTTTATATGAATATCTTTTGAGAAATTATGCTTCAACGGGATTTAAAATAATTGATACGCATTTAGGTTCCGGAAGCATAGCAATTGCATGTAATAATCTAGGGTTTGAATTGGTAGCTTGTGAACTTGATGTGGATCATCACTCTGATTTTTTATATCGATGGAATAATTATTACAAGGAATATTTAGAAAAACAAAAACAAACTGAAATAATTTTTTAATTATGGGAATTCCAATAAAAGAAAAGCCCTGCAAAGGGCTTGGTATAACAAAAGATTTAGGTTGTGGAAAACTAACTTTTCATAGAAAGCTCGGGCTTGGTCTTATGTGCGGGTGCTATTCTGATTTCCTTCTTAAAACGGAACCGGGCAAATTAATTATGCAAAGGGCTATGCTGAAAGGCAAAAACAACAATCAAAAAATAGTTGTTAAAAATAACCGTGAAGAAATTAAGCAGCAAAAAGAAAATCTAAAAACAATTTCGGCTTTTAGAAATGATCTTCAAAAAGAAATTAACTCTATCGTTCGTTTAATTGATAATGGTCATGCATGTATAGCAACTAATAAATTTGTTGGCAAAATGAACGCAGGCCATTATATTTCGGTTGGATCAAACGGAACCATTAGATACCATTTAGAAAACATTTGGTTACAATCTGAACATTCTAACAGTTGGAAAGCAGGCGATACTATTAGATATCAAAAAGGAATTAGGAAATTGTTTGGTAGGGATTATTTGGAGTACATGGATTCTTTACAATCAATTGCGCCAATAAAATTAACTATTCAGGAAATCAAAGAAAAAATTACAATTTGCCGCGGAATAGTCAAATGGTTAAAATTACAGGACAGAATGTTTTCTACTGAAGAAAGATTAAGTTTAAGACTGAGATTTAACAAAGAAATTGGAATTTATGTATAAAGATAAAAAAATAAAAGTAGGTTCAGATTATGAAAAATGGATCGACATTAATAATTATGAAGGTTTTTACCAGGTTTCTAATTTTGGACAAGTAAGGAGTTTAGATAGGATTTCTAACAATCCTATTAATAAAATAGAAAAAGGTGTGATATTGCTTCCTAATATTAAGAAAGGATATAAAACAATTGTTTTACAAAAGTCAGGTGAAAGAAAATATATATCAGTTCATAGATTGGTCGCAATAGCATTCATACCAAATCCATTTAATTTACCTCAAGTAAACCATAAAGATGGAGATAAGTTAAATAACAATGATTGGAATTTAGAATGGAATACATCAAAGCAAAACGTAAATCATTCTTGGGATAATGGAATGAGTAAACCTATTTTAGGAATTAATCACGGAAACGCAAAGTTAAATGATGAAAAAGTTATTGATATTAGACAACTAAAAGGAGTTTTAAAACATAAAGAAATAGCCGAAATTTACAATATTAGCAGAAGTGTTGTTCAATCAGTAATAAATAAAAAATCATGGAAACACGTACTTTAAAAGTTGGATCTGATTATTCGGGTGTTGGAAGTTTTGATATGGCATTAATTAGAAATGAAATTGATTATGAAAAAGTTTTCGCTTGTGATTTTGATTACAGCGCTAGGGTTACTTACATTTTAAATTTTGGAACTGATCAGGATTTAATTTTAGCTCAGTCGAAAGAACATAAAATGTTTTGTTCCGGAATGGAATTTATAATTTTAGGAAAATCAGAAGAAAAGGATATTTCTGAATTTGAAAAGAAATGCAAAAAAATTTCTGTAGATGGTCCGGATTTAGAAATTAAGAAATTTAATTTTGCAATTAGAGCAGATCAGTATGCAGCAACATTTTCTTTTTATTATCCTTTCAATGTTTATGATCGCCAAATCCCTGAAGAACCTTTAGATATTTTTATGACTTCGCCGCCTTGTCAAGCATTTAGTTTGGCCGGTAAAAGATTAGGTAAAAATGATATTAAAGGGATTCTATTTTTTAATTCTTTGGAATTTATAGAACAGAATAAACCTGAAGCATTTATTTTTGAAAATGTAAAAGGCCTTTTGAGTGATGATAAAACCAATAAAAAAGCTTTATACGGAAATACTTTTCAAGAATGGATAAATTATTTAGGCGGTAAGTCAGTTAATGGAAATCCTACTTTTTTTCCTTATGAAGATTCAGTTCCATATCATATTTATTTCAAGGTTTTAAATGCTAAAGAATACGGCATTCCGCAAAACAGAGAAAGAATATTTATTATCGGAATCCGTGATGATTCTAAAAATAAATTTAATTTTCCAATGACTTTTCCATTAGAAAAAAGATTGAAAGATATTTTTGAACCGGTTGTTGATGAAAAGTATTTTTTGAGTGATGAAATGGTTTCTAAACTAATAAAAGATAACGGCAAAGAATTTATTAATCAAAATACACAAGCTTCACAGGTTCATAATTTGGAAGAAGTTTTCCCGACCTTGTGCGCCGGAACTCATGGCTATGCTTCAGGATATATAAAAGATGAAATAATCCAATTAAACGATCCGATTCATTCAAACGATAGAATCTATTCAGAGTTGGGGAAATACCCAACTCTGAATACTATGCAAGGTGGCAATAGGCAGCCATTTGTTCAGGTTTCTGAAAACCCTGTTATTTTAGAACATCGAGGTCATATTGAAAAAGAAGCTAAATTAATATTTAATGGAATAGTTCCTTGTTTAAGAGCAGAAAGTCATGGTCATGAAAGCAAAATAATTGTTAATGAACCAATTTTATTAAACAGAAACAAATACAATGATTATTCAGAAAGTGAAGTTTCATCTACTATTACGGCCGGAGGAACGGCCGGAGGAAGTAATTTGCCTTTAGTAGTTTGCTTTGGTCGATCAGAAGAAGAGAAGAAGAGAAGAAGAGAACATTTTAAAAAGACCGGCCAAGATTCAGGATCCTTTAAGGATAAAAATTTAGTTCTAAAAGATCAGGATTATTATGATACATTATTGGCCAATCCAAATTTTCAAAAAGAAT